GTTCTTGACATATACTCCATAACAGAATCAATTACTCCATCAAGCATGGCTTCAGGTTTAATTGATTTGCCCTTGTCTTTTGGAATGGTATAGGTTCCAAGTTTAAGTTTATCTAAAAATTTATCTAAATCTAGCGAAAGAGATAATACCATTTCTTTACATTCATTAGAATCAATATTTAAGTTTGAGTGTGAGAAGTTAGATGGAATATTTGAATAAAGATTACCTGGATCGCAGTTTAGCCAGGCTTGATCAAAATTATACGGAAGGCCGGCTAGCGTAGTTTGTCGATTTTTAGCAGAGTCTTGGGCGCTTTTTAATGCGATTGAAAAATTAGGTAATTCAAAATCTCCAAGTTCATCTATTTTAACGCAAATTGTGCGATTAATATTTTTAACAAATACGGTAAAATCATTTAAGGAAGCAGTTGCAGTATCTAAAAAATCTTCATCTCCAGTTTTCCAGTCTGGTTTTTCGCCTGGTTTAAATGGAATATTAAAACCGTTTGGCATTAATTTACCAGGATCCGCTAATTCCAATAAGGCTTGCGCTTGTGCTGCAACTTTTGCTACTTTTTGCAATTTAGCATTTACCATGATATTACCAAACGTAATTGTCTTTGCGCCAGTTCCGCTAGGTTTTCCAATTGATGTTTGGTTTATTCCTAATGGAGAAACGCTGGCTTCATCTAGTGTATATCCAACTGGATCAAATTGACCTTGTAGTGCTCTAAAACTTAATAGGATAATCTTTTTTCCATCTGGTCCAATGTACATAACAATTGGTGATGGAACGATTCCACACTGTACATACCAAATAACTAGAGTACCAAATGGTAAGTTTAAGGTTACTATATGAAACCAAATTTGAGGTAGTGGAATTCTAATTGGATATGGAGTTGGGATAATTAATCCAACTGGCCAATATCTTAATGCGGGTAGGCGCATAATATCTGGAATAGGTAATAGGTTTAGCTTATTTAGGTGTTTAGTTACCTCTTTCCAATAACAGCCACATGTATAATCTGGATTAGCTTCAGTTGGCTGCACGGTCATTGATTTGTAACCCAATGGGTCAGAGCCGGCTTTTGCTAATTTTTTACAGGGGCCTTCATCAGGCGGAACACAGCCAGTTGCCGCAAGAGCTTTGGCTAAATCGTCTGGTTTTGGCGAATTTGCCTCCTTTATCTTAGCGATTCGGGTTTCAATGTCTTTAATTAAACCTAATACTTCAGCTGAGCTGTTTTTAATTGCAGTTCTAGCATTTTGCCCATATTCGCTTGGTAAAACCTCTACTCCATTTACAATAAGTTTTTCAGTAGGTTTTGCCTCTATATTACCATTATTAACAACATCAAATACCTGTTTTTTGGCAAGATTTGATAATTTTAAAAATTTACCAGAGCTAACTAAGTCTTTTCTAAATTTCTGACGCTCTACTTCAATACGAGCTTCAATCTTAGGCTCAAGATTTTCATAAAACTGCTGATACTTTTCAGTATTTTCAATATAGAACTGTTCCTCTGTACCATTTGATCTTTTTTCTTTAACTATTCCGTCAAGGCCTTCTTTTTTTAATTTTTTATCAACGTTAGCTGAACTTGTGGTTAAACCTTTTTCCTGTAGCGTAAATAATTTTAAAGGATCCTCAATCTTTTTATAAAATTCGGCAAGTGAGCCAGTAAATGGATATAAAATATCAGTTGCTGCTGTATCAGTATATAGCTGTGATGCAAATTTAACAACTTCTAACTTTCTTTTTTGAAAAACTTTAGCTTGTGTTTCATACACAGCATCCTCAGGCGATATTTTAATATTAACTGTAACCTGTTTAGTTTCAGAATTACCAAATTGATCGACTTTGCCGGTTTTTTGATTTTCTGAAGATTTAACCGTGAACCCAGATTTTCCCGGTAAAGTTATTAAAAAGGTTGGGTTTGTTGAATTATAAGAATATGCAATTGGAGAGATTCTGCCGATTGAACCTACGCCCGTTGGTTTTTTACTAAAATATGCTTCAATTTGGTCTTTAATATCTGCATTTAGTTTGTCTATTTCAGATATTGTAGTTGTGGTTGCAGCAACGTTAAATTTATAGGAGTTATATTCAAATTTATTTAGGACTGTAGTAAAAGATGGAGCAGCGGCAGGAACCGTAAATCTAGCATCAAGTTCTTTAACGACTAAATTAAAAAATTCTTGACGTGTTTTATAAAAATACTCAGCTGGATATAGAAGATCCCGTAATTCGTTTAATCTTGAAATTACATATTTAGACTTAACTGCTGCTTTTAGTTTAGCATCATTTTTTTCTAATTCCGCATTTACCGCATCGATTGTCTTTTTAGCGCAAGGGTCTTCAGTTACTAGTTGAGTAATTTCTTCCTTTTGAGCAGTTTCAATTTGATCTGACGTTGGGAGGCAATCGTCTAAAGCTGCAAGATCCCCTTCAGTAAAGAAGGGGTTTTCTCTTAGTTCGCAACGAATTTGGTCAATGAGAATGTCTATTTCTGACAAAGTAAGTCTTCTTTTTTTTATTTAACGAAGACTGCAGCATAATTTAATTACGCCTTAGTTTCTGTAGGTGGGTCTTGTACCATTAAGACCTCAGTTGTAAGCATCATAGATGCAATCGAAACTGCATTTTCAATAGCTACTCTGGCTACTTTAGCTGGATCAATAATACCTGAGTCAATAAAATTACAATATTCTCTGGTTTTTACATTATATTCCTGACCTCTATTCTTCATTTCTGAAAGAATTGCATCTGGTGACTCTCCTGCATTAGTTAAAATAACTCTAAATGGTGCTAGACATGATTCTAATAAGATTGTACGACCTAGTCTATGTTCAAAGTTTTGGGTTTGAGCAATAGTTGGTGTTAATTCTTCAGCAATTTTACAAAGTGCAACTCCACCGCCTACAACAATACCTTCTTCAACTGCCGCTCTGGTTGCACCTATTGCATCGTCAATGCGGTCAATTTTCTCACGCATTTCAATTTCAGAGTGGGCTCCTACTTTAATAATAGCAACTCCACCATCTATTCTAGCAATACGCTCTTTAAGAATTAGGGTTGCTGATTCGTTTGTGCTGTTTTCAATTTGAGCATTAATATCTGAAATACGCTCTTTAATCGAGTCTTGCAGGCCTTCTCCACCAATAATTGTAGTAGAGTCTGCTGTAACAATAACTTTAGTGGCTGAACCTAATACTTCAGAAGCAATGGTTTCAGCTAATGAATAACCCTCTCGTTCAGAGACGGTTTTGGCGCCAGTTAGGATTGCAATATCGTCTAGGTTTTCTTTACGTAATTCTCCAAAGCCTGGAGCTCTAACCGCTGCTGCTTTAATTGTTCCTCTTAATTTATTAAGAACCATTGTATTTAAAGCATCGCCGTCTACACTTTCAGAAATAACTAATAGTGGACGACCCTTTTGATTTGAATATTCTAAGAACTGTACAATATCATTTAGCACAGAAACTTTACCATCTACTAATAAGATTAGGGCGTTTTCAAATTCAACTTGAGGTTTTTCGTTAGAATTAATAAAATATGGTGATAGGTAGCCTGATTTAAATTGCATTCCTTCTACTATATCAACATAGGTTTCAGCTGATTTACTTTGCTCAACCGTAATAATTCCATCAAATCCAACTGCCTCCATACATTGAGTAATTAAAGCACCCATAGATTCATCGTTATTTGCAGAAATTGTTGCAACTTGATGAATGTGAGTAAGATCTTTAACTGGAATTGATGATTGGCTTAGCGCTGCAACTATTTCAGTTAAAGCAGCATCCATACCTCTTTTTAATTCGATTGGGTTGGCTCCTGTCGCAACTGCTTTTAATCCTCTATTGAAAATTTCTTGAGTTAATACTGTTGCCGTGGTTGTACCATCGCCGGCTAACTGCGCAACTTTGTGTGCAACCTGTTTTACCATTTGCGCACCAACATCAGCAATATGATCAGATAATACTACTTCTCTAGCAACGGAAACTCCGTCCTTTGTAACAGCTAAACCGCCATCTCTTGCGATAACGACATTACGTCCACCTGGACCCATTGTTACTTTTACTGAATTGGCTAATGTATCAACACCAACTTTTAATCGGTTTCTTGCATCAGCATCAAAAATTATTGTTTTTGACATTATGTTTAAATATTTTTATATAGTATTTCTTGTTATACTCTCTTCCTCGAACAAGTTTAGTCCAGAGACCTTTAATATAATACGGCCGAGGGCAATAACGTCCTCCATATTATAAGTAGCAATTTCAGTAAGTCGACCTTGCCAAAATGCAGCTGGCACTTCTTCGCCTCGCATAGCTCCTTTAGGTGACGGAATGTCTAAGACTCCACAGATAAGATCTAGTGAAGCAAATCCCTCTTGCCAAGCACCAAATGACCAAACGTCCATTGTATCTTGCATAGGGATTTCCCAAGGTTTTTTATTATGAAAGTGTAATTCATCAGGAATAGCAAGACCATTAATTAATAGTCGTTTACATAGATAAGGAATATCGAATCTTTTAATATTATGACCAACTAAGACTCCGCCTGTTGCAAATATTTTAGAAATAGATTTTTGTGCTTTAAGTAAAAGCTCTTCTTCGTTTTTTCCTGAAATAGCAGCTACACTAAAGGTAGGTTCGCCGTCTCTATAAACAATACGACCAAAACTGATACAGACTATTCGACCGAACTCTGCTTGAAGTGCAGCTTTCTGTGTAAAAAGATCCTCATCGCTTAGGGTCTTATTATCTGGATATTTTTGTGAAAGAGTATCACGAAGGTAGTCGGCTCGCTTATGCCACTGACTCTGTAGGGCGGGGCTTAATGAATCTACCGCTTGGGTAGTAGTTGAGGTCTCGATATCAAAAAAGACCATCTTGGAAATTTGCTGTTGTGTAAACATTGCTTAATAATTTAAAAACAATATACTAAAGATTCTTAAGTTTTGGTCAGATTGAGACTCTTAATTCTTTATTTTTAAAAATAAAGAGAATAGAGTCACTAAGTATCAGTCTGACACCCTCCCAAACCTTTCCCTTATTTTATAGTGATTTGGAATAAGGTTTTAGAAACCTTTTATAAATTTTTCAGTAAAGTATAGCAAATTACCTAAGTATGTGACTATTATAGGATTTGACTTCTCTATTAACTTCCCAGCTGCTTGTATCAGTCATGACTTCAAGACTTTTAAATGGGTTGCTGTCACAAACACCAAATTAAGTAAATCATATCTTCACTTCTTAGAAGGTATTAACCTAGAGTTTCCAGATATCCATATTGTTAATTTAGGAGAAAAGAATAATAAAGGAGCAAGCTATTCAGACACTGAACGTAAGAAATTACAAAATCAGATTATATTAGTCAATACTTTAATTGATACGGTTTTAACTAAAGTTATACAAAAGCCTATTATTGTAGGAATTGAAGGTTTTGCATATGGCGCTAAGGGTAATTCTTTAGTCGATATTGTTCAAACTACTGGAATCTTAAAGAAAACTATAGCAGACCGCCTTTTAGATAAGAATTTATCTGGACTTTTTATATTTTCACCTTCGGAACTAAAGAATGCAATAGGAGCAAAGGGTAATGCTAATAAATTTGATGTATTTAATCAATTTATCGAAGACCCCAAAATAGATGCAGCCAGAGACTCAGCTTTAGCTAAATGCTTAAATAAATATAGAACAGAACTAGTCACATCATCTGAGATTAAATCACCATTTCCCGATCTAGTTGATTCGTATTTAAGCGTATTAAAAATTTACCAAGCACTAACGTAATGGCAAGAATTAAAGACCCAAAGTTCTATATTAATAATAGAGACTTTACTAACGAAATTATCCGATGCAAACACGGGTACTTAAATGAAGAAACTGGCTACCAGCACACAAAGGGGGAGCTTTCTCCAAAAGCAATTGAATATTTTATCCTGTTGTCAAACCGTGCTATCCAAAAACTAGTATTTAAAAATCCGCTAGACCGCGAGGACTGTATTCAATCCGCGCAATTGGACCTTTTGCGATACTGGCGAAACTTTAATGAAGAGAAATCAAATAATGCATTTGCCTACTTTACACAAATCTCAAAAAACGGATATGCTAAAGAATATAAAAAGATCTATAAGCATATTGGAAAAGGCGAAAAGATAATTACGATTTCACTAAGCCACTCTGGCGAGAGCGAAATCTACACGATCTAACTTGCCATTTCCTGGCTAATAAATAACAAAAAGCCAAGTTGATGCAACTGACTAATCTCATATTTTTTGATAAGTTTGGTGAAAACTATAACCTTCAAACAACTAAGTTCAACCAGGAGACAGGTTCTTCTGATACTATCTCTTGGTGGTACGGCCGAGAATACATTAATTCAGTTTCAGTTGGATTATATGACAGCCGCCAGATTTTTTTAGTAGAAAAGGACTCTAACAGTTATAAATTTCCTAAACTTTCTCAAAATGAAAGAATTGTTGTTAAATGGGAAACAGCTGACTCAACCGACGAGGCATTCTTTTTATATTTAGTTAAACAGGATATAACCGGCAACAGTAATGTAGATACTCCTTATATTGAAAAGGTTAACCAGGTTATTATTAATCATTCGGATTATTCAAATGGATCTTCTTCTCAACTTGATATAAATTTACCCCTACAAATTAACGTTGCTTTTTCTCCAATTGAAGAATCGATTTACCAGAGAAAACTAATAGCCTACCATGAAACGCTTTCTAGTGGATCGGTTTTAAGCCGAACTAAAATCCTAGAACTTGACTATTATGGTGAGGGCGAAGACGAGGACTCTAGATATAGAATGTGGCTAGAAAATTTTGGAATATCTTTCCATAAAGACGACGCCCAATTACTAAAGGATTATGATATTAAAGAGGCCCTACCAGATTGGACTCAAATCGACCAAGCCAGAAAACAGCTTCTTGTAAATAGGGATCAGGTTTTTCCATATGTTGGAACCTACAAAGGCTTAAGCAATTTTATAAACCTATTTGGTTATAAAGATACACTAGACGTTAAGGAATTTTGGCAAAACACCAATAATTCGTCTGCTGCACTAAACCAATTTGCGCTAGTTAACATAACAGACTTTTTAGATGACGGCAAAATCGATGACATGGTATATGTTTCAACCGGTGGTGCGGTTTTAGATTCGGGTCAATTTAAAAAGACCTCATTTATTGCCCTATGCTATCAGTTTACTAAAGCCACAGATAATTACGATGAAGATGGCTTACCAGAAGTAATTGAAACCACTGACTTTACCCCAGCTGAAATTTTCTATAAATTAGACGGCCTTGCCAAAAAGGTAAAACGCGAAATTTTACCTATTCATGTAGTAGTTCGAGATATTATTGGCGAGTTTATATTTTTTGAAAAATTCAATATTAGATATTGGTCAGACGACGTACAATCAAGAAGTATTGATATTAATACTAAAATTAAAGCAGCGGTTGATTTTCCAGGTTCAACCATTGCGGTTCCTTATATTAGAGATATTCGACCAATATTTTATTCAGCTGAAGCTGATTCAACTGATCCAACTAAAATTTTAACAGGCTTTCCTAAATATTCGTTTAACACTGGTAAAAATAAAAGTGGAGTATTTTCTGCAATTGCTAATCCATACGATAACCAACAACACTATTCAGCAACTCAACAATTAGCATTAATTAGTGCGGTTGAGGTTTTCTATAATCAAGTACAAACCGAAGAGTGGAAAAAACACGGTAGGGCCTATTACTGGTCAAATGGAGAAGTTAACGTTAAAGAACAACTTGCATGTCCAATTATATTAACAGCAAACCTGCCTAAATATAAAATAATGGACTATGACGGAATCACATTTGCAGACTTAGAAACAGAAGGAGCTAAGGTTAGAGATATTATAACATATTTAAATTTAGTTGATGCTGAGTGGATTATTACCAAAAATGCACCTAACCCATATAAGTGGAGTTTCCGTGGATCAATCTATGATTTTAATCAAATTGTTCACTTTTTACCCTATGTTGGAGACTACTTAATTGAATTAAGAGTGTATGACCAATTTGCAGGTATTTCAGTAGACTTTATTAAGTTTACCGTAAAACCAACAATAGCATCAACTATTGGATTTACCAGAACTTCTGATAAATTTTCATATCAATTTAAAGATTTAACCAATGTTACAGTTGGAGATATGGGAGGCAGTTATATGTTTAACCCAAACGTAACAATTGCGTCATTTACACAAAAAATAGGGGCAATCGATTTAGAAAAGGAACTTTTTGATTGGGCATACTATTCCGCAAATTTTAGTAATAATACTTCACCAACTAGTGCCAAAATAAAGGATAAATTAACTGGTCAATACAAAGAATTGGGCGACTCTACCTTAACTTCAGATTACTCTTATAGTTGGGGAGTAGGCGACAACTCGCTAAAACCTAGAATGAGTGATCTGGCTGATGCTAAAATTGGAGACCTATTTCATACAAAATTCTATCAATTATCTTATCAATCTGATTTTTTACAAGGATTTTCAATTGCGGCTCCGACAATAGGTTACAAAATTAGATTGGGTCTACATGATCCATATACGGTGCCTAGCTATATTAGCGTTACCAATTTAGTTGATCAATTAAATATTTCAACGCATAGTGCAATTTCTAAATTTAGATATCGTGCGGTAAATAATCAAGTATATGCAACCGCAAAAGAAAGTTCAAATACAAATAATTTTACCGTAAAAGTAACTCAACTATAATATGTCAGTATTCGCTTTTTGTTATCAATTAACTATACCAGATTCAGTTGAAAGATTTGGAAAAACTTTAGTGTATACTCAACCTGGAGAACCACAACCAATTTCTATTCAATTGGACCAAATGTATATGGAAGCATCAATGGGCCCAGAAGGAAATACCTATTATTTTTGTGCATCTGGACAAAGTGAACCAGTTCTTTTAGTATCTGGTCAAATTTCAAATTTCTCAGAATACGGCATGACCTTAACTGGAGGTTCTTCTCCATGTACAGCGGATGATGATTGTTCTCCTGGATATATTGGCAATCAACCCGAGTCAATGTGTTATTCAATTGCAATTAACACAGTGGATAATTCACTATCGGATGTAGAATTTCGGTATACTCCAGTCGGCGACCAATTCACTTCTCAAGTATTTGCATCAAACTGGTCAATTTACACGACTTCAGGCAATGTCAGAACACTATATATGTGTTCATCAACTACACCAACTATATTATTATACGGTGAACCTATATTTGACCCAGGATCATATGGAATTATAGTAGCCGGCGGCACCTCAACCTGTACTAGCGATTCAGCATGTGCGCCAGCTTCGACGCCAGTAAATTGTGTGCTAAGTAATTGGGGTTATGGTGCAACTCAAGAAACTTGGGTGGCTGGCGCATTTTCTCCATGCCAACTAAGAAACGGATCATATCAAAGATTTCAAACGCGATATGTAATAACACCAGCGTCTGGAACAGGCACTCCATGTGGTGCAACGATTGAATATACAGCATGTACGCCGACATCAACCGGAACGGTTGCTACCTTAACTACACCAACGGTTAGTGCAATAACTGCAAGTACTGCAACTGTAACCACAACAATTTCAAATAACGGCGGCAGTGATGTAACAGCAGTAAGATTTAGGCTATATCAAAATTCAGTTTTAGTATCAAGTATAGCCATAACAAGCTTTAATCTTGGAATTTCTGTGCAGTTTACTGGATTAACTCCGCTTACTCAATATACAGTGGATGCAGTCGCAACTAACTCAACTGGAAATGGTACATCTCAAATTACGACATTTACTACCCTTAGTAATAATAGTAATATATCAACTCCAATTATAAGTAACCTAACTCAAACCGGCGCTACCCTAAGCTCAACATTTACTAATAGTTCCGGCGATATCTACACTAGATATGGTCTTTTATTTAAACTGGGTAACTCTACCAATTTAGTAGATGGCGCGGCTGGTGTAGTTAAAGTCGAAACAGGCGTTCTTGCACCAAATATTAGTCCAGCTGCCTTAATCAGTCAATTGGCCGGCCTTACTGCAAATACTCAGTATTATGCAAAAGCCTATGCTCAAAGAGACGATGGGCTCACCTTTTTATATTCAGCCGCAGTATCGGTCAACACAGCAGGTATTGCAGCTGGTACTAATTTAGCCCAATTAGGGTTAACAACAATTGCTTTATCTGAAAGTAATGAATCAGCTGAATCATATAGATTTATTACAAATTCTGCTGCAAATTCAAACCGATCTTATATTTCAACGTTTGACCCTACGAGCGAAGATCCGAGGCCTGGTGTATATCAGTTAACGACTACTCTACAACAGGTTAATTTAACTACTCTAACCTGGGCGGTAGAAAGAAAATATAGTCCAAGTGATACTATATGGAAACCGTTTGCAATAGTCAACGGAACAACTGACCTTGCATCAATTCAAGCTCCAGAAATGTGGACGTATTATCAATATGCAGCAGATTTAACCTCCCTTGCATTTAGGCCAAGTGTTCCTGGTTATTATCGAATAGTCTTGTCTGGTTTGTTTCAAGACGGATCTGAATTTAGCGTAAATAGAGAGCTGGTAATAGGTCGCCCAGTTTCCGATATAAATTTATCGTATACTCAATTAAGACAAGGAATAGCTTCGATGGTTCAAGTTACGACCCAGCCGGACTCACCAGAGTGGATTCCTGAATTTGCAACAGACGGTCTATATAGTGTTGCTGTTAGCCAAAGCGGCACAACACTTTCGGCTAGCTTTATACCAAACAATGTAAGTAGATCATTTACTGCAACATGGGTAATTGCCAATGACAATCAACAGGTTACACCAACCTTAACCGTGATCTATAATTCACCATTTAAAAATTATTCGCTACTAAATAGTTTTACTAAACAGATTCCAGTAACAGTATTGCCTCCTATGCCAGTTATAGATTTTGCAAATTTACAGATATTTGCAAATCCAATCAGCAGCGGCTCAAATATCACATTTAGTGCTGCTTCTGAATATGTTAATAATTATGTTATTACATCAAGTTTAGGGTCAGGTACAAATAATAATCCAATAACATATACTGCCGTTGCCGCTGGCACATATGATATTACTGTAACTGGAACAAACAATAGTACAGGTGTTATTCAAACAACATCTTCAACCAGATCGCTTATTATACAAGCTGCATCTCCAATTTTATCGCAGGTGCCTCAACAAACCGTAGGCAGAAACCTATATGTAGATATTAATACACTGTCTTTTGTTAATTTAAATGGGTCAATATTTAACGGACTTAATATAACAGCAAACCCAACCCAAGGAACAGTAACCTTTAATAATTACGTAATTAGATATATTCCAAACCAGGACTATACTGGAACTGATCTGTTTACATTTAGAGTACTTGGATCAAGCGGCACCTCATCAAATAGAGTCAATGTATCAATCTTAGTAGCTGCTCCAAGTTTTACCGTCGGATCCGCTAACGCCCCTATTGTTTTTAATTCAACTGAGGTTGGCGCAAGCAGAGACCTAACTATACCAATTACAAACACAGGCTCCTCTAGTAAACTTGCAATACAGACAATAACACTAGACCAAGACTCAGATGAATTTAAACTGGTATTAACATCTGGTCAAACTGAAACTGAGGTTAGCGCAATTAATAGTATTGATATTAACCCTAGCGATACATATAACGTAAAAATTAGAGTTCAACCAAACTCAATTGGAGTTAGATCTGCTAAATTAAAAATTAACCACAATTAATGCCAATCACCTACGTTAACATATCTGCAATTGGCTTACCTAGTGCCAATGTTGTATTTAGTTCAAATAATAAGTATTCTTATTATGAGCCGGTTGACACCTACTCTAAGGAGCAAATGTCAAATCTTGAGCAACTAAAATTGTATGGAATTATACCAGCGTTTGACGTCGAAAACCTTATGGTGTATGCCCCGCTTAACGATCAGATTTACGGAAGAAAGTTTATTGAAAATGGTGTTGAGGTACTTAGAAAGGTGCATGAACCAGAATATTGGAAAAATCTTGGGTATATTTCATATAAAGACGGAAAACAGGTAGGATTCATTCCTTCATTTTTTACTAAAAATTCACTAGATATTTCTGAATTAAAAATTGCGACAGATCGTCTAACTGTTCCCAAACATCTTCCAGTGTTTATCTCTGCAAGAGAAGTCATGGGAAAATCTACAGTGTTATGGAAACTTGTCAATGTTACATCGGGTTCTTCTCCGGTTACAATGGCAGAGGTTGAAGCAGGCTGGACTTTTATTTGGAGATTTGACGAAGTTGGTGAATATGAAATATCCGGAACCGTTATTGATCTTTGGGGAAATGAACACCCTCTTCCAGAAAGAAGATTCGTTAAAGTAATGGCCAAAGACGACTATATTGACTATATTGAAAGTAGTTTAAACTCTAGACCAATCACTTCAAGTTTAGCTAAAAACTCTCTACGAGCAGATGCCCAAATGATTGATATTAATTTTGATGATTACGAAATCTTAGCAGATGGTACTATTATTAACAGAAATAATGGAACAGAGATAAATTTAAGTACTATATAAGCCAGTTTCTGTTTTGTTAGTACAAGAAGGCTAATCGGCTATTATTTGCAAGCTAACACTCTGCTAATAAATAACAAAAAATAGAATAAAACAAATGGCTTTTGTTGCACTATCACTATCAACACAAGAAATTCTAGAAACTACGTATGTATCAGATATGCGTATTATCTCTAATAGCAATACCGGATTGCTTAAGAGTAAAGTAGAAGATCTAATTAACAACTTAAAAATCGACCTTTCTGATAAAAAGATCGGAGTTGACCCGGACACAACCTTAACTCCATTAACAGAGTTAAAAACTAAAGTACTAACCATTCAAAATGGCCAGTTGTATTTTAAAAATGCAAACGGTACTGCAGATTTAATTAAATTTGAAACTGATACAGTTAACAGTGCAACCGTTGGTAAAATTACAACAGGTCTACTTGTAGCAAATGCATCGATTTCATCAGCAGGTCTAGCAATCTCTGGTACATCAACCTTTACTGGTGCAATTACAACAAACGGCCAGTCCAATTTAGTTGGATCCGTAAATATCACAGGAAGTTTCTCTAATAGCCGAGAAGATGTTACCAAAACCCTGGTTGCGGTAGCTGGTGCAAACCGAGCAAAAGCCGAAGTTACTCTAACTGCAACTAGTAAATCATTAATTATATTAACTCTTGATGCAAGCTCATTCTATAGCGGATCTGCTTTCCAGAGTACAATTACAGACGGTATTGATATTGTTCTTATAAATGACGCCACTTCTCCGGTACGAAGCGGTCAAGAATTTACAATTATGGTAAGAGCTGTCACCTATACATCTGGTGGAACTGTTACACATGTAAGTGGAGTATACGAAACCTTTGCTACAACCAATTCAGCAACTCATAAAATTAGAGTAATTGGACAAAACTTTGCAGTGTTAGACCAAGATGCAGTTGGATTAGATTCAACTCATACTACACTAGCTTCACAATGGGCAGTTGGATTAAGTAGTAACCTATTTACATCTTCTGTTACCTTAATGAATGTTGGAACAGTTAAAAATAGTGCAAACCTTCCTGCAAGTTGGGGAGCAAATCAATCAAGACTTGTTGTAACTGGTGCTTCAAACGCCATCTATAACATTTAAAAATAAAACCCTGAGCGCAAAATGGCAGTTGCTCCTATTATAAAACCAATAACAACTAGAAAGGGTATATTTTACACTTTCCAGAGTTCATTAGAAGACTTAACTTTATCATTTAATAATAGTGGTAATCAATTTAAGTTTTCTAACTTTGTGCTTTTAAATTTACCTAATGTTGGAACACCAGATGGAACTCCTTCAGATAATAAGCTATTTTTTAAAGCTCAAGGTGAAACATTAATGACTGATCCTGGTCTTTATAACCAAAGCAATCAAAATTACAACTTAGCTCAAAGTTTTCAAAACTACGCTTTGAATCTAGAAGCCCTATTGATTTCTCAGGATTCATATAATAGAGAATTACCGCTTAACGTATCAGAGAGGGTTTTTTGGAAATGGTTAAAGGAAGCTGGCGCTATTCGTTGGAGAGGCGCTAATACGTTAGAAACCTCTACTACTGGAATTTTTACAGAAGAGGACGAAGCAGTTGGCTCATCATACAGCAAAGTCGTACAATATATTGGTGAAATCGATATTGTTAACTCATATAAAGGTAAAGAAAATTCATATAGCGAACTTTACCTACATGTTCCAAATAATGTAGGGTCAACTCCATATATTCTATTTAAATCAATAGATGACTCTAATTATAAGCCAAATATGACAGTTACACACAGTCCAGATTTACCTGAAGACCGTGAAACTATTGTTGGTCGTCACTATAGTGATACTCACCCACAAGGATTAAGCTTAAATGCATTTTATGATTTAGATGATTCAACTGTGCTTTTGGAGCAAGCTCCATACGCAGGTTCTACATATACCGCGCAAAACTGGTTTCAAGGAACCTTAAATAACTCATACTATACTGATGGTACTTATGATGCACCTTCTGCTACTTGGAAATATAATACAGCTGTTAATAAGAAAATCAAAAAGAGTAAAACTAATAGCGGCGTAACTACAACTATTAATTATACTAGATCAACGTTAGATGGAGTATGTGTAGACTTTTCGCTTACTGATTATTTAGTGGCAACACAAAACGCAAAAACAGCCTTCTCTGGACTTAATGACATTAATGTTCAAAATAAAAACTTTGATTTTAACACAGTTCTTGTTTATTATGATGTAATTGATCCAGTAACTAAAGTATTAAAAGCTAAGAATTTATATGGTGTACTTTTCTTAAATAAAATTCAACCAAACGGTTTAGAATTTGAAATACCAAGACTAGCTAAATACAAGCCAGATCCATTAAGTAAAATTAATGGTAACTCTTATGCATTTAAACTTAACGTAAAATTCGATACTTCAATTGAAGATGTTGCGGTAGAACCAATTAAAAATATTAATGCAAACGCTGGATTCAGTTTAGAGCTTTTTACAGACTTAATGAATCGTTTCCAAACAGTTGCAATTAATCAGGAGGCTAAATTAACCCAATTTACTCAATTACAAACTGACTGGGAAAAAGTTAAGTCAAGTCTATTAACTACTAGCAAAACTTCTGATATAGAATCAAGACTTTCGAGCTTAGAAAAAGCTCTACTTGCAAATAGCGCGCTATTTTTAAATACTAAAAACGTTATTGAGAAAATCACAAACGTCGAAGGTCAACTTACAAATTTTGTAGCAGGAAAGACTTCTCTTGAAGTTGCATATAATACAGATGTTGTAAAAAGCGGATCGGGGATAGGAATTAGCCGAGGAATCAGTAACCAAATCGTTGTCAACAATGAAACACCAGATTACAATTTTGAAACAAGCCCAATCTTTGATATTGCGCTAGCTCAATCAATTCCTCTAGTACCATTTAGTAATTATTATAGACATGAAAAATCTGGGAATTCACATACCCTAACTGGAAATCTGGTTTTAAAAATTAACGATACCTTAACTCAATGGAAAAAAGGCCAAGTGTTAAGATTAGTATTTGCAGATCCAGTTTTAACAAACGGATATAGTATTACACTATCAACTGATGCATTAGCTAGATCTACAAATTTAGATTTTTCTAGTGTTACTCAAGCATACAACACAAGAATAGGAATATTAACAGATTACGGCTGGTCCAGCGATAATCGACCTATTTTCGAAATCATTTGTATAAATTCTTTAACCTTGGACTTTAAAATAGATAGAATACGATAATGGCTGAAGGAACTAATTCTTTATCAGAGATCTTAAATTCGCTTGGCGTACAAACCGCTAACGCACAAGAGCTTATTTCAAAAATGAATCAGGCTCTAACTACAAATTCTAGCCAAGTTGAAGTTACTCGAATCGATGCAGATGATCCAACTTTAAGTACAACTATTCCAATTCCATCAATTGGATATATGAATGGTCGTATTGAAGAAATCGATACTAAATTTAAGACTCTTCTTAACGCAAACGGTAATACAATTGGAGTTAAGGACGATCAAGGCAACGTTAAACGATTTGAGCTTAACGACATAACTAAAACTATTTCAGATCTTGAAAAAATCGGAGATGCTAGTTTAGGTTTACCAACCAGATTTAAAACCAAAAATAACTGGTTTTTTGAGAGTTTCCTTAGCCCACTACTATATGTTCCAATTGACGTAACTAATTATGTATCAGATGATATTTCTAAGTTTGAAATTAGAAGAGTTATTGTAAATGTTGGAGAAGATACTGACTTAATTACATTTTTTAATAATAATTACAAAGGTAAAAATTCCGTTAATTACACAACTCTATTAAATGATTTAGTAAATGCTGGAATTTCTTATTTTGAAGATACCAATATTGTAGATTTACCTGGAGCAATTAACAGATATCGTGGAACGTTTAAAGTTCAAACTATTTCTGAAATAACTGTGCCTGAAACTATTAACGGCGAAATCCTAAGTTACAGTAAAGTAAAATACGTTCTTGATAAATTAGAATACACCGATGTAACTGGATCTACTCCAGCTGCACAGCGAAGAGAATTATCGGTTGGCGCTAGAGTAATAACTGAAGAAAATTCAGAATATCTAGTTGAGTCAGTTGATACTAAAGATAAATCAGTTATTTTAAAAAGAGTATTTGGATCAGATGGAATTGTTCTTTTTGAAAACTTAAGAATTAAACCTGAACTATATAGATCTCCAACCCTTGCTGTAAACATTGGATATAACGAACGCGAAGTAATTTTTATAAAACCAATAAGTTCAAAAATGGACTTAACTGTTGATTTTATTTCAAACGGATTTGGAATTTACACAAATGAATTGCAAATTACTCTACAAAGCGGTCAAAATTTAACGCTAAACGAATACTACAATAATTTTGTTGCAGACTTTGGCCTATTATTTTTATCATTCGCAAAGGAAAAGAAATTGCCGAATTCTCTAGGATTTCAGCCAAATGCACCAACGCTTAGTTCAGCAAATTTTAAAGTTTTACAAATAGATTCACACGTAACTAATACGGACTCTGCGTCTACGGTAAAAACTCTAGTTTCACAAAAGGAATCAATTAATTCTCAATTAAGAGAATTGGACAAATCTATTGATACTCTTAAAAAGACAATTAACTCATCAGGTAATCAAAATGATGCAATTCGACTTAAAGCACAATCTGATTTAAATAATAAAACTTCAGCAAGATCGCAGTCATTTTCTCAATTATCTACAGTAGTTAAAGAACTTTCCCTAAACGTAAAAACTTCACCAGAATTTAGCGTTTCCCCTAAATATCGAGTTAGAGGATTTTGGGAAATTCCAGCTGATATTGATTCGCCGTACGGCTTACAAAAAACAGTTCAGTTCAAAATTGCATATAGGTATCTAAGTTTAAACAAAGATGCAGCCGCTGCCGACCCTATTACATTTACAGATGCAGCTGGAACTCAAAGAACTGGCTATTTTTCTCCATGGACAGAGACTTTAACAAAGGCTAAGCAAAAGACATATAACTCAACAACTGGTCTTTACGAATGGACTGAGGAAAATGTTGCAGATCCGGAATCAGTTAATATTAATCAATTGGATATTGCAATTAGAAAAGGTGAATCTGTTGAAATTAAAATTAAATCTCTTTCTGAAGCAGGTTTTCCAGATAATCCAGTTGAATCAGAGTGGTCTGACGCTATTACAATAGACTTTCCATCAAATATTCAATCAGCAGAAGAAAATACCCTTATTGCTCAGCAGGCAATGGCAGACGAGAGCAGAATTTCCCTACAGGAAGAATTAAATGCTAGAGGATTAGATCTTCACCTATCTACCGCCTTTACTAGTAAAGATAAGTATTATTCACATACAACAGATGCGGTTGCGTCAGGATTCTTTTTAGCAGACGGCACCGCTATTTCTTTATACGATAAGTTAAAAGAAATATCAGAGTCTCTTTCAGCAATTCAAGCGTCTCTTTCTACCGCAACAGCTGAACTTATTATTAGCATAATTACCCCAGAGGGTAGCGAAGTACAGGTTACAAATGGTCAAACCGTTGATTTGTTTGCTGGATATTATGTAGACTCTGCTAAATTAACAGACGGTTCTTTAGATAAAGGTAAAGTTGTATCTAAAGAATATCAAGTTAAGATTAGAAATGCTTCACAAACCCCGCTTGAATTAATTTCAACCTTAGGCGGAGGAATTGGAGTGGCTGCACCAACATCTTTCCCAGGTGCAAATACTGATACTCAATACAATACATATTTAAGATACGATAAAGCTCCAATTAATTTAAATGGAGTTTCTAGAGCAGGCTTTGCTGCATTTACACAAAGAACCGGCTATCAATCATCCCAAGTAAAAAGCCAATATATTTATGCTAGATACTTTAACGCAGATAATAGTAAACGTCTCTATTTTGGAGATATGCTAGACCAATCTGCTTCAACGTCTAGTATCAATGTGTCATCTTATGCAACTAACCAAAACTATAAATTTACTGATACGGTAAACGTAGTCCCTGGAAAACCTAACTATATGGGTGGACACTATATTCCATCTATTCCTGGAGCAGCAGGAGCTCTTGATGTTTGGAATGGCAGCCTTAGCGGCGGCGTTCCGGCTGGAGGTGGAACCCTTACTGAATTCTGTATTCATAAAGATCACCCATTCCTTAAAAACTTAGGAAACGGTTCATTCAATGGTAATAATTTCTTAGGCCTTAGTGCAAGCGCACCATACGAAGTTTCAGGAAATGCTATCACAAATACAAGTCAAGTATATTTACCTTTTTCTCACGCGGTTCACTTTAACACAAGCGCAGAAGCAGGAACCAATGAATTTGGAGTTCCATACTATGCACAAGCGGAAAGGGTAACCCCAGAATCGCCTTATGCATATAGCGACGTATTATATTCAGCGCTAAATACTTTTCCAATTAAAATTGGATTTGGGACTGGCGATGATTATCTAATTGGTGCAAAAACCTGCGGATCGTACTTATTTATGATGCCGCAATCATATGCCTCTATTTCAGTAGATGGATCAAACTCAAGATCGTCAAAAAGAACGGTTTCTGCTGGATCTGCTGCTTCAATAACAGTTCCAATAGTTTTCCAATTTAGAACCACTGATAAAATCGGTGAAATTGGAGGTTGGTCAACCGGTCAAAAATTAACTAATATTACATATACAAAAATTATTGGACTTGATATTTACACTAAGAGTGGATTATTTGAGTTCGATATACAGGTTAGTGGTAAGCATCAGCGTGATACAATTATTACTTCGCCAACTATATTTACGCCACACGGCGGATCAGGCGGAGGCGGAGTTTACATATCAGATTTAACTGATATTCTTAGAAGCTCAGCATTTAATTTATCACTGAACTCTTCTCTAACTAATTTTATGTAATATAAAAATTAAGTAGAAACACGTGGCATTATCTTATAAAAAGATTACACCTTTTGACACATCATTTGGATTAGTTAGAACTAACCCTAAACTTACAGGGAATATTAAGTTAGTGGTAGATGCTAACCAAAATTTATATTTTGAATCAATTGAGGCAAGCTCTGAATTAGCAAATGATAAGTATAAAGCCTATCCAATTGACCCAACGTCTAATCATGATTCAAATCTATATAGATTTTTTAGTAATGGAAATACGCCAGAATCAATTGTATTTGGCGTAAAAACAAATGTCGCACTGGATTCAACATCATCAAATTTTGCTGACCAATACGATTTTTCTGAATATTTTTCAGGCGCGCGATACTGTATATCAAAGAATTATTCTGAAAAGTTCAAGTACTTTGCGCCAATATATTTAAATAAAGAGGTCCCAGAAAAATTTGTAATTTTTAAAATCCCCGGGGCAAGTCACTTGCCAATTTCGGAAACCAAAGCAAGCTATCCATATGCCAAGGCTGGACATTTAAAAAGCATACTGGATGGTGCTCAAATTATAAAAACCTTTGACTTAGGAGTAGACTCGCATATCGGTACGTATCTTAAAAAGATGCAGAGCAATCCGTTATTTCCGTCGACTACACTAAACTTTCCATTTAACAGAGGCTTGCTTGCATCATATTCGGGAGTTGCCTATAAAGTTGGCTGTTACACTGAAAAATTTGAAAACCTACAAGACTTAATTATAGGCGGTAAAACTATTACTGACTTTGAAGAATATGTAACTCTAGGTTATGAGAGAAACTCTGTAATTTATCCAAATATTCTAAATCTAGAATTTCTATTTGACGACACGTCAGACGACTTTGAATTTAATAGATATTTTGGAATTTACTGTAATACTGTAGAGTTAGCCGAGCTAGATTTTGACTTAAGCGATCATGCTGCGCTTGCATTAAATTCTCCAACCATTACTGATCCTAACACATATGAATATGCGCAAACACCATTTACCCAAACTAATGAAAATGGATTAGACTTAAAATTTCATGCAATTCCAGCGTCGGTTTCTTCTGCATTGTCTGAATTAGATGGAGCTGGTATTATCACACTTGAAGATAAGTTAGGTAACTTACATAAAGTTACGCAAGCAAATATTTTAGATTCAAAATTAAAGATTTCGAGTAAATCAATAGATTTGTCTCTACTACACGGTCCAACTGAAACATTTATGGAAGACTCTGCCGATTATACAGAAGGTGGAATCCAATCATTTATTGAAATTTCAATTGACGCAATCCCAAACCACCTAGATCAACTTAGAATTTATTATCCAAATGGAAAAGCGACTAATCAAAATTCTAAGAGATTTGAAACACTTACTGCGGTATCTAATTTTTCATATAATGGGTCGACTCTACTTGGAGCGCTTGCTCTATACAATGAATATGGGCCAGATCAATTTTACTATAGTATTAATGTTGTACAGCAGGAAGATCTAGCGACTCAATTACAAAAAATTGCAGAGTCGATAACCGAAGCAATTAACGCTATACAAAACAGTGGATTTAAAGCATTTTCTTATCAAAACCGAATATTTATTGTTGTAAATACCGAAGGTAATGTTTCATTAGAATATGCTGCCCAATATATTCCAGCCAGTAGTGACCTTAAGATAACTATATCAGACGAGCCAATTTTTAAGAAAACGGCAGCCGACCTACTTGGAACAAGTTCTAGTACAACTATCGATTTAACTAATAGCGATTATATTGTATATGGCGAAGCTTCACCCAGTATTAATCAAATTAACTACTTATTTGGTACTTTGATTGCAGAAGCTGGAGTAAAAACCCTAACGTTTGGTATAGGAAATTTAGACCAAACTGACATAATTGGATGTCAAGTAGTTAATTTTAAGCCTGGCTCAGCACTATCCTCGCATATTTCAGTTGAAGGCCAATATTTCAATAAATTACATACAAATAAGGCAGATATTCTAGTACAATCGCCTTCTGGTTGGGTTGAAATTGAAAATATTGTTAAGAGTATAGATTACATAAACACCAATACATTTACTAGCGAAGCTGATAAAATTAAAGCAGTAGACTATTACGATAATAATATAAACGTATTAACAGAAAACGGCACAGAAGCTCTTTTAAAATTTGGACTAGTTCAAATTAAAAAGAAATATAAACCAACAATTAGTGCATTATCAATTATCCCAATTAAAGATTTTGATTTTGACCATACTGATAGCCAATACGCGTCTACTCAATTAAGTGATGTCTGGAAATCTGCATTTATTCCAGAAGGAATTAATATGATTAACCTAGGAAAATCTGCATATCGAGTTTTAAATGGTAGTATTAAAATTGGAACGTCTACATATAGTGATGGAGATTTAATTGAAAAAACAGTACTACCAACGGTTGTTAAATTTGAAGCGATAAACGGAGATCCGTTTGTAATTCCAGCACTATCACTAACAACACCTACTTATGATGTTGAGCTTGCTGATAATACTCCAGATATTTTAGATTTTAAAGGATTTTTTACAATCACGTCAGACTATGCTGAAGTTTCTCCTTCTAAAACAGTATCATACATTTATCGAGATAGATTTACAAGCGGAAAAATTACATCAGAGTACGACTCAAATTACGAAAGATTTTTAATTGAAAATGCTGGAAAAAACCGATTGGTTAAGTACATCTGTAAATGGGGAGCAGACGGTTCCCTTGATTCAAGATCAAACCCGTATCGGTTAAATGCGGATTTAGTTTTTGGTGTAAATAATTTTTCACCCGAGCCAAATAAAGTTGAGCCAGATTCAAGTTTAATGACGCATGAGTGGTTTTATATTGAATCTCTATATGATTATATTAATGACATAACTGCCGCGTCTCAAAACAAACTATATTTTGATACGCCGTTTAACCCAACACTAGCTGTAACGCAAGCTGGATATTTTGAGGACTACTTTATTTTTACTCCAAGTTATTTAAATAATGGAGTTATGACGCCTTGTGCAAGAACGCAATATAGATTTTCCCAAATTAAAAAAGACTCTGTGTCTGGCATTGCTAAATCTATATTTAAAGGAATTAAGTTTGTATTTAAAGAGGTCGTGCAAGATACAGTGGAACAAGAATTATCCGGCGCTCTTAAATATGTTAGAGAATCCAATCGTTTTAATAATTATCGTTTTACGTCAATCCTAAAGGTAATAGAAGAGACACCATACTCTGGTGAAAATCCTATTCAATTTAAATTTATTGAATCACGAGACTTTAAATTTATTACGTTAATAGTTGAATTAAGAGTTAGCCGTAAATCAAATGCATTGGTGTCCAGTCCAACCGAATTACTTGTAACTAAAACCGGCGGCCTTTCTCAAAATGAACAGCATGTATTCAATAATATGCCAGCTTCATTTTCTGACTATAAACTTAATATAAATCAAATTAGTACGGCTAACGGGATTCTATCAATTTCTGATATTACGTTAGCCTTTATGTATTATGCAAAAAACAAAAAGTATAATACACTAGCTAACAGTTACAGTAGCATAAATCTAGTAAATAGTTTAGATTTATCAAGGCCGGCTGGATATGGAGACAGAGGGTTACCATTTGTATTTTCGTTAGATAAAGGCTCGGATATTCAAATAGCTGACGAGATTAATAAAGTTAGCGTTAATAGTATGTTATCGTATAAAGACTCCACTATAATTAAAGTATTTGGTACAGCTAATCCAGAAGAATTTACGCTAGATTTTCCAATTAATTCAAATGGACTCCTGTCAAGTGGAGAAGGTCAAGCCTTAACTACTATTACTCTTCCTGGAGGAACTTCACAAGGAATTACGACAACTGAAAATAATGCATATGGTGTAGCTGGACTAAGTTTATATCCATTTATTAAAAACCGAATTATTACATCAAACAGTATTAAAGAATCATTTGTTAACCAAACTACAATAATTGGAAGTGCTCTCAGTCCAGCTGTAACTGCTAGTGTAGAAGGAGGTTCTTCGATTATCACGCTAAGCTCAGCGCCAGCCACCTCAATTTTAATTGGATCTGAAGTTGAAATTGTTGGATGGAGTAAGCCTGGAACCAGAGTCAATTCAGTTAATGGCACAGCCGTAACCTTGTCCAAGGCAATTGTATCAAATATATCAAATCAAAGTCGGCCTGCCGCTATTACATCAGGTTCAGCTGACCTATATTTACAAGCCGATACAAATTTAGAATTAGCATCGTATGGTGATTCAACTGGTTTAAACTATAATGCGTCAAATAAAGTCTATGTAACAGGCACTGGTATTCCGGCCAATGCCTATGTAGTTAGCGTTAATAATGCTGCGCTTGATGCAAACGGCCAACTTATAACTAAAGTTACGTTATCGGCAGCTGCGACCTCAACTGGGTCAGCCGTTACTGTCAAATTTTTCCAAAAAAATTCGGCGGCGCCTATTAATTTTTATCAATCGGATATTAGCCATGCGCTTGCTACACAAAACCGGGTAGCTTATGCAGGTACTACTTTATTAAACGTTATTGATATTTTAGAATTAAAAAATACAGCTACTGGCGACACCGGATATACCTATCCAAATGCACAAGTACTGGCATCAGAAACAAATTCAGTCTTTAATATTTTAGCTTATCCAGGAGATGCAAACAAAAAACTTCTTAGAATAATTAAGCAAACTATCTATAGATTATCAAATGAATCTGGTATTTCGGAGATTTTGCCAAGTGGTGTTGTAATGAGATCTGACTCTGGAATTGGCGAACTTGCATTTACCGGTATTCCAACTGCACAAACTGTTTCAGGTGCAACAACCTTTAATATTGATAAAATTATTAAAAGAGAATCAACTATCCCTGCGTTTGATACTAGTTATTGGGAATCAGTAAACTTTGCCCTTTTGCTTGGAGGAGAATCTTATTACAAAGGATTATTTAAGAGATTAAGTTTCAATGAGTTTAAGCGATCAATTGATAGAGGCCGAGATAATGTAACCTATACTACCTATTCAAACGGAGTAAAAACAACAAATGAGTTTTATATTGAAATTGAAGAGGCTACCATTGTTGAAAAATTAAAGATACCAACTGTTTCACCAGTTAATCTACAATTAACGCAAGCCGAAACTACAAGTAAAAGACAGGCATCCAACTTAGTTGGCTATACTGCAACTGAATCGTATTTACAAAATCCGGTTTTCCTAAGAAGACACGGTTCAACCTATTCTCCTATTTTTAGAGAAGTTACCGCATTTATGCCAGATACAACTTTAAATTTAGAAATAGTTAAAGACGCAAATTGCAAATTTAATCCAAACGCAAATCGATTCTTTGAAGTAAAAGGATTTGAACATATCAAAGTTTCAGAAAAGAAAATTCTAGAGCTGGAAGGTAACGATAAGTATAAACCAATCTTTGAATTAATTGGAGAAACTCCAATCTCAAACGGTGACCTTTATTTACTTGCATCAAATTGGGACTATGGCTTCCATTTAGAATATATTAATAAAACTGATTCTATTCCAGCATACGGCACCCGACGTATAGCCGAAGATTCTTATTTTATGGCTAAACTTGCCTCGCTACCGACGTCTATTGAAATAGATTCACTTTCTTCTAGCGAAATACTGGAGTTTCCATCGATTTCGGCTGACTATATTAATAGAGAGGCTGACGTTTTATACAAAGTAAACACTAGCGACTCTCAAGTTGATATAAACTTAACTAATGTTTTTGCAGCAAAGGTCTTATCATTAGGCCTAGAATCTCAAATTTCAGGCAGCTTTGATATTGATACAACTGCTAGAAATCCAGAAATACTTGGATCATACGATTTTTCGTCATACGTTAAACAGTATGCAATCGAGAACATTTTACCTAACTATGCAATTGACCAACTTGTATTCTGGTACATAGAAGATAAGAGCCAGCCGACTGGCCTTGAAATTATTACCAAAACCGCGGCAGAGCGCTATGCGTTAGGGTACAAGAAACTAGAAGGAGTCCAAATAAATATTAAAGACGGACGATCTGTTCAATTAAGAATTCCCTTAAAAACAACCGGTCGATTAAGTTTAATAATTGAACCAAAAATGAAATTTATCTAAAGATGCCAGCACAATTAAATCTTAAAGAGGTTTTTACAACAGATAGCCAAGCCGTATTGTCAGACAAACTAAATTTTAACTTTACTAAGTTAATTGAATTAGGAATAGGCGATATTGGCCCAAGCGGCCCTGCCGGTGCGATAGGCGGAATCGGCCCAGCTGGTCAAGTTGGACCTAGAGGAGCAAAGGGCTCTAGAATATATAGTGGATCAGACCAAACCACCAACACAACCGCAATAGTTGACGATATTTTTATTACAACCGGCGGTATATTTTATAATAAAACGGCAACCGCGTGGTCTCAAATATTTAACATAAACGATCTTTTAGCAGTATCGACTGAGTTCTTTTTAAATAAACAATTATTTACAATTAGTGACACTGATACTACCTTTACTGCAAGTACTAAAAAGAAAAATTATGGAATAGTAAGATTTTTAAAAAATGCTGGAGCAGACTTAGCTGTCGTCAACCCGGATGGAATAAATTATGGAAGTTCTGCATCAACTTATAATAACTCAACCCTATTTTTAAATAACTTTGATTTAGACAAATACCAAGCTAACTTTGTTGCAAACGGAAGTGTTGATGCACTAATTACTGATGTTAGTAAAGCAATTACAACAATATATTCAAATTTTGTAACTACCTCAGATGAATCTGCAAGTCGTTATCATATTCAATTAGGTTCGCTATACAAGTTACCAAACGGTCAGCACCAAATGAGTTTTTCTGAGAATAATCTTAGAATAAAACATGCGCTAATAAACAATACGTCAGCGAGTCCATCTGTTTCTTACTTTCTTTCAGAATTTAATGTAGGTGGAGATTCATCGTATACTAATTCAGTTAATGGTGCAACATCAGCCTTTAAGTTTAGAGCATCTCAAATGGACGGCTCAGCCCACAATGGAGTTACGCTATATACTGGAGGATCTTCTGCAATTAAAAGCTTTGCCGAAAACGACGCGGTATTTGATATAAATGGACTTTTGCTTGAACGCGCAACTGCTTCTGGTAAAACTCGTCTTTCGCTTGGAATAAATTCTTCAAATGCGTCATATCTTATTACAAAAGCTGCATTTGATATTTGTGCAACTGGTGATATTTCAATTGGAGTATTTGGAACCGCGTTAGGCGATACTAAGAAAATTATCGCTAAGCGATTTGGCGCAACTGAAAAAACAACTGCTCTTGGTGTTGGAGGTACCCCCAATTCATCATTAACTGTATATGGAACTAAGAGTATAGCATCGGCAGTTTCCGATACCCGATATTTGGCAGACCAAGTTAACCTTGGAACAATGACCAAAAATAGTTTACCTTTGTCTGGTAGCGGGCTAACCGAATTATTTGTACCAAGGCAGCCAAATTTAAGTGTTACTGGTAGTGCTGCAACAGCGGCTGGCCTCGCAAGTTATTTAGGATTTAATTCATATTTTGATGATAATGGAAATATGAACTTTACATATAGAGATGATAGTCCGGCAGGTACGTCTGGAACAGGTTCAGCTTTTATTACAACCCGAGATGGTAGCATGCACTTTGTTGCATATTCAAATGATCCAGCTCTAGTTGATACTAACTCCGGATCAAATTCAAACGAATCAGTATAAAATATACATAACACATGAAAACATTAAGTTTATCAAATATACTTAAAGCAGTTAAGTTTACCGTTACCAGAGATGGCAGAATGGCGGCTGGAAAATTTAACTATTATGAAGATGCAACCATGGATGCAGTTCTTTCTAATCCAACTTCGCACTTCATGCTTAATGGATCGCTAAGCTTACCGAATGTTGCATACTTCGGCAGTGAAAAATCAGGCCTATTAGAGTTAACTAACGGTCATTATGGAGTATATGTTGGATCAACTAGTGCAATTACTGGTATTACTTTACCATCGCCTACTGCAAGCGTTCTACACAGAACATATGTTTTGACTAACCAAAAAAGTTCGACCCTTGCTGTTAAATTTACAAGTGGAGGAACCGAAACAACTGTAGTTACACTATCGGCCCTGCCTTCAACTAGCGCGGCAATTACAACCGTTGCAAATTTACCAATTAATTCAGTGGTAGTTCAGTGTCAACGTACATCACGTGCCTTAGCTACTCCTCAGACCTATACTTGGAGAATTATTTCTGCAAACTATGCCCCAGCAGTTGGAGCATCTGCATCAGCTGCTACATATAATGGAGGTATTTTTAAAGTAAATCTGCTTAAAACAAACTTGTCGTCAATTTCATCGAGTACACTATCTCAATATATTACAATTACGCTAAACGGAGCTTCGGGTAGCCCGCAATCGGGTAACTCTAATCAAATTATTAGACAATTTACAAGTGGTCAAAATGTAAGTGTATCAATATCTTCATCTCTTCCTTCTGGATATTCGTTTTCATATTGGCAAAAGAAGTCGCCTTTACCAGTTAGTACAACTTCAACGAGTCAACCATTTACTCAAGAACTTGCAGATGCAATTAGTGTAGGCAACACAACTATTACTGAGATTGACTTAGTGTTTAGCTATACTGCACCTGTTACGAGCCAAACTTATACATACAGCGGCGGCAACAGTTACAGCAGTTACAGCAGTGGAGGTTCTGGTCAATACTCTGAATCTTCTGGCGGTGGTTACAATACCATGTTCCAATATTTCCAATAACAATTAAGTTAAGGATCTAAGCTTATACGGGATCACCTGGCCTCTTTCTAACATGGACTTAATATCCAATAAGATGTTTGAATTGAAGCCACTAGAGTGATTCAGAAGTTTATTAGCAACAATTGTAGCTAACGCTAGTTCAAATAGAGTTTCGTCTTTAATTTTCTTTACTGAAGATAATACCATGACATTTTTCTTAGCTGAAAAATCTGTAATTTCTGGCTTAACTTGACCTAATAGTTCGCTAAATTCGCCGTCTTCACATGAAAATTCGTTTATTTCAATTAGGTGATTTGCTTTAATCATAAAGGGTACACCTTTCTCTTTGGTAATTTTCCAAATGTGATTAAGTTTAGCTCTATTTTGTGTAGTTGCAACATAAATCGAATCTAACTTGTGAAATTTTGCTGAATTAAAGTAGAGTCGAGTATAGGCTAGTCGATCTAACATAATATCTAAATATTCAGTAAGAACTTCTGCTAGAATGGTTGAGGACATTCTTAAGATTTCTCCGCCATACTCTTCCCGGTTTCGGGTTAAAGATGCAATAATTTCCATTACGTGACGATCGTCCTTTTTAAAATTATAGGCAGAGTCGAAAACGCCCCTATCAACAATAACTGTATTTAAATTTAGGTAGTGAAATAGGATTTCGTGGAATCTAGTAAAAGATCCAGCTTTAAGATCCGCAAGATACTTTTGTTTAGCACCAAGCATAACGTAATTATAATATTCAAGGTCAACATATTTAGAATTTGCCAGCCATAGTGGATCCAGGACTGGCACATTTAGGTTAGTCTTCATGGTGCCGAATCTTTATTGATATTTATTTAAGTTAGCGACCAGGCTAAACTTGGATAAATAAAAAGAAAGCGCCATCTGTAATGCAGACAGTTACCCTAAAGCTTATTCCGGAGACTTCCAAATCAAGTCTGACATTCAGCAGTAACTATAGACTATTTTCAACAAAGGATCCTTTACCGGGAGCCTATTCGATTACAAGTTTTACTGACGATGTTGACTTAAATGGCAATAACCAAAACTATCTAAGTAAAAAATTTAGATATTCGACAGATCGTGGAAACTGGTCTCTGTGGTACGATATTGCAGACATTGCCGCACTTGCTTTTAATAATGCTGATCTATTTGTTGAATTAAAATATGAATACAATAATACAACTAGGAATCAGCTTACTAATCCAATTGTTGTAAATGAAATTAAATTTAAAATTGTTGCAGCAGATTCTGTTCCAAGCCTATTTACACCAAGCATAGTTTGTAGCGATGAGGTTTGTCCAGCTCTTATTTCAACTGGCACCATGTCGTTTAATCCATATGCTGCAGACCAGGCTGTAAATATTTTTAAACAATTAAGCTTTAATACTAACAAATTATTTGGACATGAGGTTGTTTACTTTAAAACCGAACCAGATAGAGACTCTGCGGACTACGTGTTCAAGGAGTGGACTCTATTCAAAACAATTAGCAGAAAATGCATTAAGGTGCTTGTACCCGGAAATAAATTTCCAGATAATAAGCCTACATACGCAGAGTTTGGTGTGGATTTTGAAATGCCATTCGAAATCCATATTGATAACCAATATTTCCAAACGATCTTTGGCGCAGCGTCGAATCCTCGCAAAAAGGATTTCCTCTATTTTCCATTAACTAACAGAATGTACGAGATTCAGGGTACATACCTATATCGTGGAATTATGCAGGAGCCAGTTTATTGGAAAATTCAATTGGTTAAGTTTCAGCCAAATATTGATATGATGATGAAAGCGGAAGACCGAACTTTCTTGGATAATATTATTACCAGCACAGATGAATTATTTGCAGATCAAATGATTGACGAAGTTAAGGATGCAACAATGCCTCAGCAATTTAAAACGATTTCAACCCGTTTTGATGAAACCCGTAAGGCACTACACCCAGATCTTAAAATCAAGCAATTGACCCTAACCTACAACTATTCTCCACTAATTCAATATTATTATGAAAGTAAGAGTGTGCCAAGTTTACCTATTACAGTTACACCAAAAACCTCAAATTTTACAAAGGATTCGGTTAAATATGAAGATGCTGCAACTAAATATACCTTAATTGCATATGAAGAATCTGAACTATTTTCCTTATGGGCTGGCTATAAATTAACAACATATGACTTAAGTAATGGCGCTCCAATTAAAATTAGAGGCCCATATAATTCAAACGATCCACTGCTTGGCCGATATATTAAAATTGACAGATATGCTGACTCTAATTTCTTTACACCAAACCAATTAGCGTTTGAGCCAGATACAAATGGCCGTGTACATATTTTAACCAGAGACTATAGTGTTGTCTATAATGAAATTGGAAAATTAGGAGAAGACAAATCTAATATGACTTACTTTGCGCTATTTAAAATTAATGCCCTAACCGATTCAATTAGTTTTATTGATGCATACGATAATAATTTATCACAAGGATTAAAGTTAGATGGTACTTCAATTGCAATTAATAATTCAACTGATAAAAACGTTTCAATTAGGCTTGAAATAAATTCGACCTTAACTCAATTTAATACAGTTAGATTAGAAATTGATAAGTGGTATGCAATATTTGTGCCAGTCTCTAGTCAATTTAAACAAACTGCCCTAACTATATATGGATTTAATCAGGATCCAGCGAATTTAAATAATTTTAATGATATTTCTCAAATCCATACTTCAGCGAAAACCTTGACTGGTGCAAGTTCATTTAGTTTTTCAATTAACGAAAACTTTAGACTAGTATCATCACCAATTGATATTGCAAATATAAGACTCTTTAATACAATGGTTCAAGAGGAGGACCATGATTTTGTAATTAGTCAGTTATTCATTAAAGATGAATCAATTTTACGTATAATTGATAACTGCCGTCCAAGATTAAATATTCCTTATATTGGTATAAACAGATAACATAAACTATGATACTAGACATTAAAAACAGGGAACAGGTAGAATCCGCACAATTTGTGCTTACAGTTGATTTCTTTTCAAATAAATCAATTCAGCAGCTTGCAGAAAAAGCCAAATCTGCACTACACAGAGAAATTGAGGTTGGCGCAACTAAAGATGCTTGGAAACCTTTACAGGAAAATGGAGCAAGACTAACCAATCTCTATAATAACGGATTTAAAATGAAGCGAATGACAATTGGCCCAGTCTATTATTATGAAGGAGTCAATGCTCTTCTTAAATCATTTAAGTTTATTGAAGATAACGGGTACACTAACGAATTGTGTAAAGTTAAAATTGATTTAGGTTTCTCTAAAATGAATGAAGGAGCAAGAATTCCTCAGCTAAATAAATTTAAATTTTTACTTAATTTTAATGAAGCTAAAGCCTTTGAATTATGGCCACAGGAGATTCGCTCAAGTAAAATCTATAAACACTCTATAAATTTAATATACCCAAAAAATAAATTTATAGCCGAGGCTGCGGTGCCGTCTGGCAGCTATTCTTCACAAATGGAATTTAGCTTTCCCAGATCAAAACAGTTTGGAATTAATTTCGACAGAATTAGTGAAGGTTTTGTAACTATAAAGTATATTGGTGGAAAGGATTACGAAAAGAGAAATACCCAAGCCGTTGAATTATTAAACCTGGTAATAGAGTCTCTTTTTTCAACCTTAAAATCAAATTCAATCTATTCAGATAGAGATCGCGAAAAAATTAAAGAGATCTTAACCGAACAAAAGTCACACTTAACTGCCTTGAAATCTTATGCAACCTTTGAAACTAAATTTCCACTTATTAAATTATCAATGGATCTAGATTCAAGGCCAGAAATACTTGGTGCTAAGTTTAATCTGGTTAGGGAAAAACTTTTTGACCTGGTAACATATGGCGGACTTGTTAGAGGCCGTGTAAATTATAATTCAGAAACAAATCAAGTTGAAGTTTTAGAAGGTCGAATAAAAAATGGTTTTAATCTATCAAATATTATTTTTATGGAGTCTTCAATTCAAGCTGAACTTTCTGACTGTACACTAGTCAACTGTAAAGTTAGAAGTTCTAGACTTTTAGAGTGTACAATTTTTGATAAAAATGATATTAGATACTCAACTCTATCTAATTGCAACTTTAACCAATCTGGCGTTAATACAATTCAGCAATCAACAATTAAAGGTCAACCAAACATGCAAGTTTCAGCGGATTTAACTGAGTGTCTTGTTGTAGGATCACCACTTTCATACCACGCAACTAAAGATTCTAAGACTGAGATTGCTCTTTAAGCAAATCCAGTTTGGGATAATAAATAACTAAAACAACTGGGCCTAGATGGGAGTCTATTCTAACTTAACAAACATTACCGATTTATCTGATTCAAGCTTAAGCTCGAGTATATCGACGTCTAACCAGAATTTTGATAACTTACAGGCGGCTATCCAAGCGTTTTTAACTGCAATCTCATTTGATGAGACCAATAACAATATTTCGGTTAACCAGATTGCAGCAGTTGGTATTACAGCAAGTTCTACTATCAGGGTCGTACAAAACGGCTCTATTAAAATGCAGGTCGATGCAGATGGCGTATTAACAACCCAATCTGCCCTTGCTAACCTATTTCAAACACCTTTACTTAGATTACAGGATAATACTGGTAAGCTCAGTGCAGCCGGTCTTATTGGAGATGTTATCTATGCAAATAATACCGCTCCAGCTGGAGAGGGATTTTATGGATATACTCAAAATAACGGTTGGGTAAAACTATCTAGCGGCCAAGCCGCAAGCGGCCCAGTCGGAACAGCTTTTACTGGAATTGCAAATTCTCAAGGAACTGTAATATTTGGTGCAAGTAGTGCAACTGATACCCTTGGTTTTGAGGGTCAGGGTGGAACCACAGTAAGTCTAGATGCCGTAACCAAGCGGGTTATAATTAGCTCAGCAAATGTTTCAACTAATTCGTTTAGTCAAATTGCAAATGCACTTGGTAATATTCAATTAAGTGCAAGCGGTCCACAAAGTACATTTAGAATTGAAGGTACTGGTGATACTACTGTTGCATTTAATGGTGCAACCAATAAGGTAACTATTAACTCGCCTGTTCAAACTCCAGGTTTTTCTAAAATTGCAAGCGCAAGCGGCGCAATTCAATTTGAAGCTGCTTCTATTAATGATATAATCAGAATTGCTGGAGAGGGTGGAATTAATATTAATTTTAATTCAACTACAAAACAGGTTTCAATTGGAATTGATACTGAGGCCCTTAATTCAGTTTCAGCCTTTACTATAAGTAATGATGGAACCGATATTGCATCAACCGAGCCTGCAACGATCTTAACTAAAATGGAGCAACTTGATTTCAAGGAAGGTCCAGCTAATTTAAGTTCATCAATTTTAGCAGTAGCTGATCCATCTAGCGATAAGGTAACTGTTTTTGTAAGACCGATTTCGCCACCTACATTTTCAGCAGACGTTTTTGTAAGTTTACCAAATGGTAAAACAGTTGGACGATTTATATCTGGCGACACAATTCCCGCAGCGGGTAAAACTGCTGAAGAGGTGTTTAACCTTATTGCACAGGAACCAATTGCTCCTACCGTGTCCCTAAGTTCCTCTACCAGTATCTTATTTAATCAAACTGCAATTTCAAACGTGCTAGTCTTTGCTAAAACCATTAATACACTTGGTGCAACTACGGCAACTGCTGTTTTACAGTGGAGACGTAATAATTCTGGTACATGGACTACCTTAACGTCAACTACGGGTGCAACTACATATACACACACTCTAACAGATTCGGCTTTTAATACTCAACCTTTTAATTATCAATATATCGTAACAGATAGTGCTGGAGCTACCGCAACTGCAACTTTAACAATTACTCCGCAATCTTATCAATCACCAAGTATTTCATTTAGCGCGCCAGCTTCGACTCTTTCACTATCAATTGAAAGTAATCAAATTAGAGAACGCGGTAATACCTCATCTGTTTTACAGGGATCTACTTCCAGAAACCGACTATATGTTCCAATTAGTGGATTCCAATATGCAGTTTCATTTAATGGTGGATCTTACACAAATATCGGAACAGCTGGATCCCTAGTGGCAGCCGGCGGATCATTTACTAACTTTACTGATACGTCAATTACATCATCAGCAACTAGCGCAATTTATCGAGTTTCTGTTACAGATTCTTATACAACTGCAACTGCTTCATATAACATAACTTACAAATACGTGGTATTCTATGGACCTAGTGCAAGCGCGCCATCTAATTCAGCTGGAGTTAGAGCCTTATCTGGCAAAAGATTTACTGATGCTGGTAATACATTTACCCTAAATACAGGAGCAGCTCAAACAATATTTACAGTAGCCATTCCTGCAACAATGTCCCTAACTCAAGTATTAGACCTAGATGCACTAAACGCAAATATCACAGCAAATTATACACTTTCAACATTTAATGTTAATGATGGAGGAGGAACACCGGTTGCATATAAAATATACACGCTGACCAATGCTATTCCATATAGTGCAGATCACCGTCACCAAATAACTATCGCATAACCATGAGTTTTACACCAGGACTTCAATTACCGTATGGTATTACACCAGTTAACCCGGTTCCAGTCGACGGGTACTCTGGGCCATATGCAACAACAACTGAAGCATTAGCTAATATTCCACAAGCTATTCGATTCCCAACCATGCAGGTCCGAATCGCCAATGGTGTTGATAACCAAATGTATTGGTTTAAGGACGGAGTATTGGATGCAGATCTTATTGAATTTTCACCAACCAATGCTAACTTATTAACTTTTGTTGCACATCTTCAAAATACTGCATGGTTAGTTAATGAAGCCGCTGATTTTAATAGTGGTAATAATGCAAATCCAACGATTTATGTTTTTAGAGGAAATATTTACAAATTTAAAGTTGCCTCAAGTATAGGTCACACTCTGCAAATCCGAAGTGCAAATGGCACAGCCTATTCAGTTGGCATGCCGACTAGCGGTGCCGGTACAAATACTCAAGGTAGCGGCGGCTATATCTTATGGACAGTTCCATTTGACGCGCCAGACGATCTTTTCTATGTATGTACAGCTCACCAAAGCGTAATGCGAGGCCATATTCGAGTTATTCCAAGTCTAGTTGCGCCAATTACTCCAAGTGCTGAACAAGGCAATGCTAATCAAGTGTCATATACTTCAAATACTGGCAGCTATTCACTAGCATCAAACTCTGCAATTACTAAAGCAATTCATATAGATTCAACTGTGTGTATAAGTATAAATGGAGTAAGACGACTCTTAACAGATTCAAATACGTCTCCTTTCTTTTTTAGCCGAACTGGTGGTATAAATCAATTATTATTAGCTCAAGTGCAGGCAGGAGATTCACTTTATACGAGGCCTGCATATTTAGAACATGGATTAGAAACCACTGATCTTATTCTGCTTGAATATTTTAGCGGAGGCACAGTTACGCTTGCATAAATTACTGAACAATCAACAAATAAATAACTTAAATAAAAAGACTTTATAAACAATGGCACTAATTAAAGGTAAACAACTACAAGATACGTCAGTTTCACTAACTAAGCTGAGCGGCGCAACTGGTTCAGTTACGTTAACTACTGGTACAATTACCACACCTGCTGCAAACTTAGTAATAAGTAGCTTACCAGTATCTGGAAGTCAAGCCGCAAACAAAGAATATGTCGATTCGGTTGCAACTGGATTAGATATAAAAAAATCAGTAGTGGCAGTTTATCGCACATACGTTGCAGCAGCAGGCGGTACTCCAGCGATAACTACTAACAGCCAGCTAGACGGGGTCGACGCAGATGACGGTAATGTGTATACAGCGATTACCACACAGGCTGTCATCGGGTTGCTTGTACTTGACGGTATTACCATTACTGACGGTGATCGTGTCCTAATTGCAATTCAACAAACCGGTGCTCGCCGTAAGGTAAACGGTATTTACGTATATCAAGCCGGTCAATTAATTAGATCCGAAGATGCTGATAACGTAACTGCAAATATTGGAGAAGTTTCTGGCGGATTATTTACCTTTGTTGAGCAAGGAACAGTATATGGCGACACAGGTTGGGTATTAAGTTCACCGAACGGAGCAATTAGCGGCCAGACTGGAGCTGCTGGTTTATATGACTTTACTAATAACCCAGCTGGACTGGTTGAACTTGAATTTACTCAATTCTCTGCAGCCGGTGTTGCTGAAGCTGGCGTAGGTTTAACAAGAACTGGTACCAAATTTAATGTAAACTACGACGACTCTTCAATTGGTATTGATGCCAATGATGCACTATACGTTAAAGCCAATGGTATTACCAATGCCATGATTTTAAATGAGTTTATTACCTTTGCTGGAGACTCTGGAAGTAGTAATATTGCACTAGGCGGAACTTTAACAATTGCAGGTGGAACAAACGGAATCGATACAGCATATAGCGCTGGAACCTTAACTATTAATTTAGATCTTTCTGAATTAAGTACAGTTTCTACAATTGCAGATTCTGATTTTATTGCTGGTGTAACCGCAAATGGTGCAACCAACCAAAAAATTACATTTGCTAATCTTAAAACCTTAATTGGAGCTGCTAGTCAGTTAAGTATCAGCGCCGAAGGTGCTACTGCGTCTAGTTTAGATTTAGATACAGATACTTTAGATTTTGCAACTGGTCAAGGTTTAACCTTTGCTGCAACCGGCGGTGCTGCTCCTGGTACAACAAATACACTTACCTTAACCGTTAGTAATAATGCACTAAACGTTCACCAAGCAACTTCATATACAACCGCAGCCTCAGGTAATACTGATATTACGATAACAGCTGCTGCCGAGGTATTTTCAGTTACAGTAAACGGAGTAATGTTAAAGAAAACTACAAACTGGGTATGGCCACAGGGCGCAAACACAGTAGTTCGAGTAACAGGATTACCTTATGCTCTAGAAGCATCTGATGAAATCGAAATTACTTATAGAGTAGCTTAATTTAACTACTAAATATTTTTTTAAATAAGAGCCTCCTTTATGGAGGCTTTTTTATTATTCAAAGTCAAAACTTGGAGTATAAATATCTATAGAAAAGATACAAACTCATAAATGGCTCAAGTTAAACTAAAACAAGTTAATATCAGTACTCACATGACGTATAACGAAACGTCTGGAGATATTAGTCATAATGGTAATTTTTCAGCTGTTACCAAGCAGTTCTTAATTGACCATCCAACCAAGCCAGGTTTTAAACTTGCGCACGGTAACTTAGAAGGCCCCGAACATGGCATCTACCTTAGAGGAAAGAGTGAAGCTAAACGTATCTTTTTTCCAGAATATTGGGCAAGCTTAGCAAATGCGGACTCAATCACAGTTACAATTACACCATTCGGTAAATCTCAATCGTTGTGGATTAAACATATTACTGATACTTATTTTGAAGTAGCAGGCTCGCACAAGCCAACTTTTTTTTATTTAGTGCAGGCTGAACGTAAAGATGTTAAACCATTACAAATTGAGATAGACATGAATAAATAATTCAAATAGTCTATTACATACGTGGCGCAAACGGTCAAGATAACTCCCGCATCCGGTTTATTAGAATTCATAGGTAATACTACGTCGAACAAACCGTATCTACAGCATGATGATAATGGCAATCTTACATTAACTCTACAGGCGACTAAAAAATTCACAGTTGCCGGCAATCTTAAGGTTAATGGTAAGGTTACAATGGCTCAGCAAACCCTGACTGATGGCGCAGCTATTACTTGGGACTTTAACTCTGGAGCAAATGCAAAGGTAACCCTCGCTGGAGCTAGAACGTTAGTACTTTCCAATATGGAAACTGGCGATACTGGTTTAATCTTGGTTAAACAAGATGCAGCTGGTAGCCGAACCCTAACCCTGCCAGGCTCAAGTTCAATTGTTGGCGGCGGTACCTATACTGCAAGTCCAGCTGCAAATGCAACTGATGTCTTAGGAGTTTACTATGATGGTACAACTTATTGGTGGACGATTGGTTATAATACAGTAACCCCGCCCTTAACTTCAGTTGGAATTACTGGTGCAGACTTTACAATTGCAAACTCACCATTAACAGCAAACGGCAATATAGGTTTAGCCCTAGCGACAGTTAACTCAAACGTTGGCCAATTTGGTTCAGCGACAGCAGTTCCTGTAATTACAGTTAATGCCAAAGGTTTGGTTACTGCCGTATCTGCAACTAATATTTCAATTCCAACAAACTTAGACAGCTTAACTGATGTTACAATAACATCGGCTGCTACTAATCAGCTATTACAATTTAATGGATCGCAATGGGTTAATTGGACTCCAAATTATATTACTTCCTATACAGAAACTGATCCGACTGTACCTTCTCATGTTAAGTCAATTACAACAACTGAAAAATCTAATTGGAATACAGCATACGGATGGGGTAATCACGCTACCGCAGGCTATTTAACTTCTGTTACAAATATTTCAGGATATGCTGGAACTTTAATTAGAGAAGATAACCGAACAATATCTCCCAGTGAACTGACAGCTGGCCAAATGAAATTTGGTTTTACGTCATGGACTAATGATAACAATTCTCCATACGCAGATTTTATACACATGCGTTCTTATACAGATTCGTCTGGTGGAACAGATAACCTTATCATGTTCAAGAAATCTGGTATTGGAATGCGCATTTGGCAACAAACTTGGGGTTCAACTAGTCCTTATTCTTCATATGTTGATGCATGGACAACCGGAAACTTTACACAAACCGATGTAAACAATTGGAATACAGCATACGGATGGGGTAATCACGCAACACAAGGTTATGCAACTCAAACCTATGTAAACACAGCTGTTTCTAATTTAGTAGCAAGCTCGCCAGCTGCATTAGATACTCTAAACGAACTTGCTGCAGCATTAGGAAACGACGCTTCATTCTCAACTACCGTATCTACCGCCTTGGGTAATAGACTAAGAGTTGATATTAATACACAAGGTCTTACTGCAACCCAAAAGGGTTACGGTAGAACTAACTTAGGAGTTGTAATTGGAACTGACGTTCAGGCATGGGACGGAGATTTAGATGCAATTGCTGCACTTGCAGCAACCAGCGGATTCTTAAAGAAAACTGCTGCAAATACTTGGTCACTAGATACAAATACATATATTACCGGAAACCAAACAATAACACTAAGCGGTGATATTACTGGATCTGGAACAACCTCAATTTCAACTGCATTATCAAATACTGGAGTTACTGCTTCTACTTATAAATCAGTAACAGTTGATGCAAAAGGCCGAGTTACAGCAGGATCTAATCCTACTACTCTTGCTGGATATGGTATTACTAATGCAGTTACATATGGCGATTATATTACCCAAAGTGTGTTCTCTGGAAAAACTATTACAGTTAACCCGGTAATTATAAAAGAGTTATTATTTGGTGGAAGTAACCGATATACACAAACTGATTCTTATACTGGAACTTATCCAAATGCCGGGAGTACTTGGGTTAGAACCTACCGATTAAATAATGGAGAAAATGCAGTTTATTCAAGTGGTAACGTTTATCTTGGATTCTGGGTAAACTATCCGCCCGCTAACGTTACGGTTAGAGTAAGAAATACAAGCGGTGTGTATTATGGCCCATTCACTGGATCTGACATAAGCATAACTGGTCAGTTTGCATTTTGGAAAATTCCATGTGGTGGAGCAAACTTCATTGATACATGGGAAATTACATTCACTCCTCAAGCTGGTTTAGGCGTCAATCTACAAACCGTTAATATCGCAATTGATAATGGCGAAGGTATTGATCAATTCCCTATTGTTCATAGAGATGGTTCAACCATGTACGGCCGGCTTAATTTTATGTCAGGCGGATCAGTTAGAGCATATGTTGATCCAAGTGGAGCTATTTATGGATCTGGTAATTTTACAGCAAATTCATTTGTAAAAGCTGGAGGAACCAGTACCCAATTCTTAAAAGCAGATGGTTCCGTTGATTCAAGCTCATATATTACTTTAACTTCTTTAAGTGGAAGCACAGGTATTAGTTATAACAATACAACTGGTGCTATTAGTTCTACAATAACACAATATACGGATGCTTTGGCTAGAGCTGCTCATAGCTTTACGGCAGGCAGTGGCGCATATAACGCTACAACTGGAGTTATAACAATACCTACTAATAACAATCAGTTAACAAACGGAGCAGGTTATATCACATCTTATGCAGAAACTGATACTCTTGCTAGTGTAACCGGACGTGGTGCAACCACAAATACTGCTTCTGTATTTGCAGGCGGATTATACGCTCGAAAAGCGCAAGGCGACGGCGATTATACAACAGCTGCTCTTTGGACTGAATCCTATAACAACACAACGACCGGTATAGCATTTCATATTAGTGGTGTGGTTGGTAAGTTCTTAGAAATGAGAGTAGACCAAAGGCTATATTGGGATAACTCACAAGTATGGACAGCTGGTAACTTAACTAACCTAAACCAATTAACCAATGGCCCAGCTTATATTACAACCTCCGCTCTTTCTGGATATGCAACTCAAACCTATGTAAACACAGCTGTTTCTAACTTAGTTGCATCGGCTCCTAGTACACTAGACACACTTAACGAATTAGCTACCGCATTAGGTAATGATGCTAATTTTGCTACCACAATTACCACATCAATAGGAAACAAAGTTTCTAAAAGTGGTGATACAATGACTGGTAATCTTGCCTTTGGTGCAACATCTGGATTAGGACTTACTTGGGGATTAAATACAGATGCCGCATTTATTAAATTTATATCAACCGGCAACCAGGCTGGAGGATCTTACCTTGAAATTGGTACACAAGATGACTCAAACGAAGAAATTAAGTTTACTCAATCTGGAGCTCTTAAATTTTATTTAGCAACTGATGGTAATTTAAAAACTGGTTCAGGTTACAATTACGTTTGGGAAAACGGCACTTGGGCAATTGGTATTTCTGGAAACGCTGCTACCGCTACGAATGTAGCATGGACTGGAGTAACAGGCAGACCTACTGCTCTTTCTCAATTCTCTAATGACTTAGGAAACTATGGCGGCTGGTTAACACAAGCAGCAGCTAATCCGCTATATGTTAATGTAACTGGCGACACAATGACTGGGCCTTTAGTAATTACTGGTTCAACCAGCGGCCAGGAATTATTTGCAGTAAACGGAGTTAATGGCAGACTGTTCACAGTAAGTGATGATCTTTCAAATTCTCTATTTTCAGTAAATACGGTAGCAGGTCTTCCTGTAATCGAAGCCTTTGCTAATAATACTGTTAATATTGGACCCTTTTCTGCGCCTATTGTAATTAATGCAAGTGGAATTTCTACGCCAAGTCATGGTACTTCAGCGAATTGGAATTCTGCATATAATGATACAATAACTTCAGCTGCAGTTAGTGGAACAACTTCAAAAACCCTAACTCTTACACAAAGAGATGGAGGCACAGTAACTGCAACTTGGACAGATATTGATACTGATACAAATACTGATGCACAAACGCTTAGTCTTTCTGGAAATACCTTAAGTATTTCAGGAGGTAACTCTGTAACGCTTGCATCAACTGGAATTTCTCAAGCAACAGCAGACGGGCTATATGTTAATATAGGTGGAGATGAAATGACAGGAAATCTGTACATTTCTCCAATTAGTGCTAACCCAGCACAAATTCAATTGGCTGGATCTAATCCAGAATTATATGTTAGCGCTAAAACAGGAACTGCCAGAGTATTCATTAGCCGACAAGGAACAGGGAATCAGGCAACACTAATGTTTATGACCGCCATGGGCACATATCAAGGAACTGCTTGGGATTACACAGGAGCACCAATGTGGTCGATGGGAATGACTAATAATGCTAACACAAATAGCTTTAAACTTGGATATGGTGATATCTATGATCCAACTGTAGTTGCGCTTGAAATAACTACTGCAAATACTGCATATTTTAAATATGTACCGTATGCAGCTGGAAACCTATTAGCAACTCAATCATGGGTAACTTCTCAAGGTTACATAACTGGATATACAGAAACCGATACTCTAGCGAGTGTAACAGGTAGAGGAGCAACCACGTCAACTCCAATAACAATAACCGGTAGTGAAGGAAGAGAGGTTGCTGTATACATTCCATCTTCGTACACCACAAATGACCTAGTCTCTGGTCATGAATATCAATGGTACAACGACCACTGGAGACTTGGTATGACTAGATCTGGTGGGGCGGCTGGTGCAGATTTTGTTATTCAATGGAACGCTGCTAGAAGATTATCTTTAACTAGTGGGGGTAACCTTTCTGTTACTGGCACCATAAGTGCAACTAACTTTAGTGGGTCATCTTCTGGTACAAATACAGGAGATCAAACTAATATTAGCGGCAATGCTGCTACTGCAACCACTGCCGGAGCTTTAACCTCAATGAATATTTCACAGTTTACTAATAACAGTGGATATTTAACAAGTATAACAAGCGGAAACGTTACTACTGCTCTTGGATATACGCCTTGGCATGCAGGAAATGATGGAGCTGGTTCTGGTTTAGACGCAGATTTATTGGATGGATATACTTCAGATACTGCAGCAAACGTAAATACAATTGTACGAAGAGACTCTAGCGGAAATATCTATTCAAACTATGTCTTAGGATCATATTTTAATGCTTCTGCTGGTAACTCAGAAAACCCAACTATTGGTCAAATTTGGACTCAAAATACAAGTGATAACTATTTAAGAAAATCTACGCCTGGTCACTTTAGGAGTCAGGTTACAGATAGCTACTACTTATCACTAAGTGGAGGTACCCTTAGTGGAAACTTAAATATCATCGGCGAACTTGCATTTAGAGACGGATCTGGCGGATTTTATAATATAATTCGAGCAGCAGCTTATCCAAGCGAAGGTTTTGCAGCAGGCTCTAATTATTGGCTAGAATACCAATCTAGAGGAGGTCACCATTTTGTGCTAAATACAGACGGTGGAGTCGGCGGTGGTGCAAATACAATGGATGATTTCGTTATATGGCAAGGTGCAATTGATGGAGACCGTTTACTTGAAGTAAGTAATACTGGAACCCTAACAATCGCAAATCGATTAATAGAATTATCATCTATTAGATATAAAACTCAAGTTGAGTCCCTAACTCCAGCTCTAGATAAAGTCTTACAACTAAGACCAGTTCACTATGTTAAAATTGGTGGAACTGGCGAAACTGAAATTGGTTTAATTGCGGAAGAGGTTGCTGAAATCTATCCTGAATTAGTTAAATATGATAGTGAAGGTCAAGTTGATGGTATTAACTATACTCGTATCGCGCCAATCTTGATTAAGACAATTCAAGAACAGCATGAAATAATTAAAAAATTAACCGAGAGAATTGAAAATCTTGAAAATAGATAACTAATATGGCACAATTAATATCAGGAACTACAATTGCTGGACACAGCGCGATCCATGCTGGAAACCTAGCGGCTCACAGCATTGCGACAACGTCTTATGTTACAACACAAATTAATAACTTAATTAATGGTGCCCCTGGCGCGCTAGATACTCTTAATGAGTTGGCAGCAGCTTTAGGAAATGATGCAAGTTTTTCATCAACACTTACGAGCTCACTTGCAGGTAAAGTTTCAAAGGCTGGCGATACAATAACTGGAAAAATAACATTTCCATCCGCGGTAGCAAATCGTCCACGATTTCCTGGCGGTATAGTTGGTTTAGATGTAGGCGATGGTAACTTTGATATTTGGGGTATCTCTGGAGATTATTATCCTTCGCACGCAACCGCTGCTAATGCCTGGGGTTTAAGATGGAATGGTGATAACAATGATTTTGAATTTGTTGGTGGAGGAACAAGCCGCGTAATTTTAGACATGGACGGTGGTAATTTAACTATTACTGGTACCATTTCTGCCTCTGGATATAATGCCTCAAATTGGAACACTGCATACGGATGGGGTAACCATGCAAGTGCGGGTTATTTAACAAGTCTTCCTTCGCATAACCACGATGGTAGATACTTATTACTTTCAGGCGGAACCCTAACTGGAGACCTACTTTCAACTCATCCATATTATCCTGGCTATAATAATGCAGCAGTTGGTTCACAGGGTTCGTATTACCTCTATGGCGATACCGGAAACTCTGGTATCAGAACCAATGGTAATTTCTTAGCAAATGGAGATATTTACTTGGGAACTAGAGGAAATTGGTTATCTACTTATCTAAATCAAAATGTTAGAACAGACAGTGCCCCTTCATTTAGCAGTGTATATCTAGGTGGATCTCAATTAACTGGGACTAAAGTTAACGGCCTATCTAATATGTTAGGCGTTACAACCTTACCATATTCTGTTGACATTACAGTTGATGGAGACCCTGACAGATTTTATGCTGTTCAGTTTTGGGGAGGAGATCAGGATGTTTGGCGTAGAATTATTATTAAGCGCGGATATGGTGAACCTGCTCCTTGGGATCCAATTGGAACAGGTGTTCACCATGGAGGTCTTCTCTTAGATTGGGAAGGTAATTTTGGTGGATGGGGCGGTGCTGAATATGCAGATCGTTTACGAGTATTTAACGAATCTTATACAAACGTATGCGCCGATATGTTCATATATAGCCACTCAATGGGGTATGTCTTTATGTTACGTGGAGGTGGCGCAGTTTATCACCTATTTTCTGATCAACCAATTAATGGTTTTTATCAAAGCGGTTCACCTGACATTTTATATAGTTCAAGTACATTATCTTATGATGATGCTTGGTCAGGTACAAATCAATATGATGTCCCTGCGCCTGCTCCATTAGGATTAGCTGCAGTCAATTCATCACGTATAGATGGTCTCCGAACTAAGAAACAATCTTTGTTAGATGGTAGATATGCAGCAATATCACATTCGCATACATTTGCTTCATTAACCAGTAAACCAACTACAATTTCAGGTTATGGCATTACTGACGCAATCACAACCGGTAATATTGGCTCTCAGTCTGTAAGCAATGCTACAACAGCAGGTGGGTTAGCAGTACACGGTGGTAGAAACAATGAAGTAAACAAAATTGTAAGAACAGATGCCAATGGATATATTCAAGCGGGATGGATTAACACAACTTCTGGAGCATTTTCAAGTGGTATAAATAAAATATATTGTTCTGATGATGACTATATGCGTTATCAAACTCCAGCAAACTTTATATCAAACTTAGGATTAATCACAACCGGTAATATTGGTTCTCAATCTGTTACTTACGCAACAAACTCTACACGATTATATGCTAGTGATGGAAGTTATGTTTACGGCGGAGCTGCTCCATACTATATGTACATGAACTATGATGGTGGTAGTTACTGGGAACTTAAAGTTTCTCCAGGTACTCCAGCTGGTGTACGAGTTGCCTATGCAAATATTGCAGGAACATCTTCACAAGTAACTATAAATTATGATAATAATTCAAACTCAACATATCAATTATTATGGGGTTCTGGTAATAATGTTTATGGGACAACCCACGTTTATGTAAATCCTAGCACAGATGTTATCTATGCAAAAGGCGGTTACATAAGTCCTGGAAATCCTTGGAACACTGCCGATTCTGCATTCTTTCCTAATGGTATTTCAACAGCGGGCGCTGATAACTGGATATATGGTCACACCTATATAGCGGCAGCCCCTTCTGGAGGCGCGGGTCATGAATATTGGAGTGATGGTTCTGAGTTTCATAGAAGTAACGTTGGTACAGCGAGCCATGGACAATCTGGAAAATGGATAACTTTACAATCAGCAACTGGAGACTTTATTCCATACAGTTTTGAATCTGATAGAGGTAATCACTCTTGGGGTATTGTAGCTAGATATAGAATAAATACTGCCGATTCTGATAGACCATCTATTCAATTTTCATATGGAGGTAATGATACTAGATGGAATGTAGGATATTGTTCTAATGATGATAACTTTCGTGTTACTCAAAACATGGGTTATAGAAATAATAACTCAACTTCAGATGGATGGGGTACAGAAAGATTTAAAATAGATACTTCTGGAAATACTTATGCTGCTATTGGCGGAACATTGTATGCGAACGGTAGTGCTGTAATAACTTCAGCAAACATTGGTTCACAAACTGTAGCTACAGCCGGCGCTCTAAGTTCAATGAATATTTCTCAGTTTACTAATAACAGTGGATATTTAACTAGTGTTACTAATATTTCAGGTAATGCCGGTTCTGTTACAAATGGAGTTTATACAAATATTACAAATACAATTGTAAATGGTGATGCTACTGCATTAATTCTATACGGAGCTAGCTCATATAGTGCTGCGGCAGCTTTACATCTTGGCGGTTGGTCGACTGATACAACATACGCTCGTATTAGAACTTCTAACGGTAATTTACATATAGACACAAGAGGTGGAGCAGGCAATGTTTATCAAATGTATTTTAATCATTACTCAAGTGGTGATATGTATTTTGGTAATGGCGGCGGAACCGTTTACATATATGGAGGTAGACTAAAACACTCAGACGGTACTGCCTATGTTTATAATAGTGGTACTTGGAGTATTAATGTATCGGGTACTGCAGCAAGAGCAACTCGAGCTAATGGTAATTTTTATATAGACGATAACTATGGTAATGGTATAGTTGGCCTGTATGCTTCCGATCGATACCAGGGTGTATTTGCAATGGGAGATGCTTACAAAGTATCTGCCGATGGTACTTCTCCCGGATCTCTTTATGGTATTGCATGGACACATACAAATGTAGGAGGACAATCTAAATCTGGATTAGGACACCAAGCACTATTTATGGCTAATGGCAGTACCCAAACAGCTATTGGTTATGGTATCTGGACGGTAGGAGTTATCACAGCAACAGGAGGAAATTCAACAAACTGGAATACTGCATATGATAAGAGACCTACTGCAATTTCATTTAGCGGCACTGGTACAAAAACCTTAACCTTAACTCAAGGTGATGGTTCAACCTTAACTGCTGCATTTAATGATATTGATACAGACACAAATACTGATGGTCAAACCTTAAGCCTTAGTGGAAATACCCTAAGTATTTCAGGCGGAAACTCTGTAACTTTGTCTTCAAGCGGATTATCACAAGCAACTGCAGATAATTTATATGTTAATGTAAGCGGAGACACTATGACCGGTGCCTTAACGATTAATAGCCCAAGCCAAGGAGCTGAAGCTTTTGCTGTAAATGGAATTAACGGTCGACTATTTACAGTAGTTGATGATCTTTCAGATTCTCTATATAGCGTAAATACCCTTGCAGGTTTACCTGTACTTGAAGTATTTGCAAACAATGTTGTACAAATTGGTAAGTTTGGAACAAATGCAATCTATGTAGGCCAAGACGGCCGGGTTGGATTTGGAACAACTGATTTTTCTTATACTGCCTCTGATAACTCTGGTGCAACTGGAGTTCCAACCAATAACCGACTTTATGTAAATGGCTCAATTCAATTATTAGGCAATAACGATGGTATTGTGTTTGGTCGAGGTACCTCAACTTACCTTAAAGATGAAGACCTATCCTTTGGCTGGGGCGGCGGCTGGTTTATGACTGACGGTACCTATCTAAGAGTACGCGGAAATAAAATGGTTTATAGCGGAGGTTCTGCTAGATTTGACTCAAATATTTATGTAGGTAATGAAACCTACTATTTCTATGGAGATGCGCCTAATGCAGGTATACGAACAAATGGCAGTTTCTTAGTAAATGGCGATATTTACTTTGGAACCAGAGGAACCTGGTTATCTAGTTATCTAAACCAAGCTCTCCTAACTTCATCATCTCCAACCTTTACTGACTTATACAATAACAGCTGGTTCCGAAATAATTCAAACAATACTGGTCTCTATAATCAGGCAAATGGAAATCACTTTTACTCAAGAGGAGGCTCTATATGGGGTATTACAGGTAATGGCGGATCAGTTGTGCACTTACAATTTAGACTTAACCATGAAAGTACTCTTAAAGGATCAGTGTATGGAGATGCTGCAGGGTTTGGACTATTAGATAGTACAGATAGCTGGAGAGTTAGAGTAGATACTGGAGGAGTTCAAGTTTATGGATCGCTAACCGTGGGTAATAGTACATCATCAGATATCTACATGACTGATACAGATGAAACTACAAGAAGAATACACTGTAATAGTGGAAGAATCGGTTTCTTAACTTCATCTAACAGTTGGGGAGCTTATGCTGATAATAGTGGTAACTGGTTTGCAGCTAATTTAAGCGGTACAAACACTGGTGATCAAACAAATATTTCAGGAAACGCTGCAACTGCAACCAATGTTGCATGGACCGGCGTTACAGGTAGACCAACTGCTCTTTCTCAATTCTCAAATGACTTAGGAAATTACGGAGGATGGGCCGCTTCTTCACATACACATGATGACAGATACTATACTGAGACTGAAATTAATAATTTTTCATATTTTAGAGATAACGAAGATCGAACTCTGCGTGTTCTAAGATTTACTGGAGTCGGTGGAGATTCTGGTAACACAAGTAATCACTCATATGCAATTTATCAAGGTGGAGGAGGCTGGAGTCACCCTTACCCAGATCTACATATAGGATATCACACTGGAATTAAGATCGGAGCAAATACTGGATATGGTGGAACTAGATTCTATGATGATTCTACTATGGCAACTGAATTATTTTCAGTCGGCAATGGAGATTCACACGTTAGAGCTGCTAATAATTTATATGCCGGGGCTCTGTTTGACGCTAGTTCCCGTGTAGCTATTTCAAGAGGAGAAGGTCGAAATTATGTTGATTACTCTAGATACGTTTATAATAATGGAGCATATTCAGGAAGTGGTTGGATTGAACCTTCTGATCTTGGTGTAAGATATGCAAATAGCGCAGGTTCCGCGCCAAACGCAAGTAATCAGAACTCCTTCTATAATGTGACACCAGGCGAAGGTAATGGTTTAAAGCTTTGGTCATCGGATTCTTATAAAATTAGTATGGGTTCATCTTCATTGTATCAGTATGGACCGGTTAATGATTATTCTATCAAAACACAAATGAATGATGGGGATGCAGGTAGAGGATTTACTTGGGGTAGAATATCTTATGCTCCAATAGCTGCAATAAACGCTACATCTGGTAATATGCAGATAGCTGGAACCTTTGCCTCATCAAACTTTAGCGGTTCCCATTCAGGTTCTTCTTCTGGTACAAATACTGGAGACCAAACAAATATTGGTGGTTATTCAACATATTTAGCTACAGCTTATGCTGGAGGTCAACAAACTAATCCTCAAGTATATTTTAATAATGGTATTGGATTAAAAGCTGCTATGACAGGAGCTTGGTCTGTATGGTCAGATACACTTTGGATTAATGGTTATTCTGGTGGTGATGTACTTCAAATGTGTGCTTTACATACATTAAGAAATGGTACACCAAGAATGGCAATAAGTGTTCAAGCTTCTACATCTACATCATATGGTACATTTTATGAATTTATTACAGCATACAATATTGCATCTCAAACAGTAGGTAATACTAACAGCATATCTAATTCATTAGGTAATGGTCATAGTTGGACAGGACAAAATTATTTTGTATCTAATAGAAATACAAGTACAGATTCAGCTCCTTTACAAGCATATTCAAATAATGGTGGTGGTGCAATAATGTCTTTTCATAGAGGGGGATATTATGCTGTAAACTTTGGTTTAGACTCAGATAATGTAATGCGCATTGGTGGTTGGTCAGCATCTACTAATAGATTGCAAATGGATATGTCTGGTAATCTTACAATGGCTGGAGATGTAACAGCATACTCAGATGCCAGAGTTAAAACCAATATACATACAATTGAAAATGCTCTAGCAAAAACCTTAGCACTACGTGGAGTTTCTTATAACCGAACTGATTCTGATGATACTCGAACTAAGATTGGAGTTATTGCACAAGAAACGCTAGAAGTTGTTCCAGAAGTTGTAAATCAAGATAACGCTGGAATGTATAATGTTTCTTATGGTAACATGACTGCACTCTTAATTGAGGCTATTAAAGAGCAACAGGCACAAATAGAAGATCTTAAATTAGAGGTTAAAAAATTAAGAGGCGAATAATATGGCACTAGGCGCGACTACGGTTTCAATGAGCCAAATCAATACAGAGCTTGGCCGTGCAGCTGGTACAAATATTAGTCTAGACTCAGCTGAGAATGGTAGTTATGCTGCGATTAATTCGTGCTCACCAAGCTTTCCTTCTTCAGCTAACCCAGCTTCAATATCTGAGTGGCGTAACTATAATCACACGTTTGCTTGCTGCAATGCTCCTAGTATTTCCAGTAATTCAGTTACATCAAGTTCAATTACAATTAATGTTAGCTATTCAAATTGTACAACTATGCACGTTGAATCTAGTGCAAACGACGGTTCGACCTGGAGCACAGATTCTGGAGGCTGCTCAGCAACCAGAACTATTAGTGGACTTGCCTCAAGCATGACCTATTTAATAAGAGTGCGAATAACCTGTACCTCAACCGGTGGTTATTCGGGTTATTCAAATATTTTAACGATTACGACCAGCGCAGGCTGCCCAGCAAATGGCACCTACTTAAGTCAATTTTGTTCAGGGTGTACTCTTTATTATCGATATGCAAACGGTAGCTGCGGAACCTATGATGTAAGTCAAGGTTGTACCACTGCATGCGGCGGCTGTTGCTGTTCGCCAGCAAATGGAACTTATCTAAGCAGTTATTGCTCAGGATTTGATCTTTACTATACTTATTCAAATGGTTGTAATGGAACCTATTCTTCTCTGGCTGAAAGCAATTCTACAACATGTGGATATCAACCTCCTGCTAATAACTGTTATAATTTCTTTTCAGATGGTAGTGGATATTGGGAAGGTCGAGACTGTTTAGATAATCCTGTCTCTGGGTATTCGTGTTGTTATGGAGAACTTGTTTTCTGTGGAATATCTCAATTATATGGAGCATATGCAGATCTTAATCAAATATGTGGAACATTCTGCCCTACTCCAGATATGCCAATCTTAATTAATCCTAATACTTGGGTGACCGCTGGAGAGCTTACTATTGGAGATTATGTTTACACTAAACACGAAACAACTGGTGAATGGGGATCATACAGGGTGACCGCAGTTAATCCTGGAACTAATATGGTTAGCCGTACTGTAATTGGAGGCCAAGAACTTAAAGTATCAAGTAATCACAAATTTTTAACCGAAAGTATGGGCTTTATTGCACTATCCGAACTATGGATAGGTGCTAAAGTACAAACAGTAAATGGACTTGCCGAAATTGAATCGATTGAATCAATTGGAGAAATGGAAGTAGTTCAAATTGAAGTTGACCAAGCTCACACCTATGTTATCGGTGAAGTTGTATCACATAATAGAAAAATGGGAGGATTCGAATAATGCAAAACTTACAAACATATCAAATCGAAGATGCTGTCTATGAATTAGACACATACTACAACATTGGAGCAGTTTCCAGATTTAAAATCGTTGGAATAGTTGATGTAAACTCAACTATATTCTTTATTTGTGAACGTGAAAACGGACCAATTCATATTGGTGCCCCAGAGTATGGAATCTATACTCATACCTTTATGTACTATGCTCTCTTATTTCACAATAAAGCAAAAAATGCAGCGGCTCAACCTTAATCTATGGCACTACACTATAATCCAAGAATAACTACCCGAAATTTACTCCTAGCCCTGGATGCAGGTGACGTTAATAGTTACCCTGGATCTGGCGCAATTTGGTCTGATATTAGCGGTAATGGATTCTATGCAGATATTTATGGCAGCCCAGTTAATACTACACTAGGCGGTGCAACGTGTTTTAATCTAGATGGGGTCGGCGACAGGTTTGTAATTAGATTTGGTACAGCCCAATACATGAATTCACTTACACTAGAGGCTTGGATTTATCCAGCTGCGTCTGAAGTAAGTGGAGGAGATCGCGGTTGTATTTTTCAAGGCTATGCTTATCTAAGTTGGAATAAAGGAAATCAACAATTAAGTAATTATTGGTATGCAACCACAAACCAAGGATATCACGAACCTGGCGTAACCATGGCCAGACAAGCTTGGCACCACCTGGCGTCGGTTTGGGATAGAGGAACCAATACACTAAAACAATATGTAAACGGCACTCTAGTTAATACTGTTGCAACTTATGCAGCGGCTGGTTATATCTATAGTGACTGTAATGTTGGATGGGAAGGCGACGGTCGTCAATTTGCTGGCGGAATCTCTGCGATAAGGGTTTATAATAGCGCCTTATCTGGCGAAGAAGTTTTAGCAAACTATAATGCACAAAAAAATAGACACGGTCGATGAAATACGTAGAAACCGGAATTGACTTAGCTGGCACTCCATGCTGGTTTGTTCTAGAGGGTGCCGACTTAATTGGTATTTACTATTCTGAAGCCGAGGCAAACTCTGCCACACAGCAATAATTATGTCAATTAAAAGCGGATTAGATTATAACGAAAGCGGCTTAATTTTTGCGTTTGATACAAATGACAAAAATACGTCATATTTAGGGGCGCCTACTACAAATTTAGCGTATGCGGGAAATCCTTCACTAAATTCCAACTCAAATTGGTGGACTAACAGTGGATCAACCACATTTAATGATAATGACACATCAATTGCTAAACCCGTAATTGCAAATGTCGATACATCTGGTCTTAAAGTTTTTAGTTCAACCGTAACTGCAGTTGGGAGTCAGCATATAGGCAGTTCAATTGTTCCAGTAAGCCCAAGTACAATATATAGTTTTTCAATTTATTTTTATTTTACTGGAACAACCCTTGCATCTGCGCCTTATGTTAGAACTGCAGTTAATAATAATTCGCTTGGCTCATTTGCCTATAATGGATCTACTAATTACCTAAATTGGCCCAGACATAAGTGGATTAGACTGTCGGCTACTGTAACAACCCAAGCTAATGAAAATGGCCTCTATATGAGCAGCTATACTGGCGACTTTGTTGGCGAAAAACTCGCATATTTTGGTTTTCAGCTTGAACAAAAAGGATTTTCAACGCCGCTTGTACTTGGATCAAGAAGCACCACCGGCGGTTTACTTGATGTAACTGGCACAGGTCAAATTGATTTAACTAGAGCCGGCTATCTTAGCGATGGCACAATCTATTTAGACGGCACAAATAATTGGTTAACGGTAAGCGGTATTTCTGCCGCAAATTTATCACAAAATCAAACTCTAGTTGCATGGTTTGAGTGGTATGGCGATACGGGTGCTCCACATAGAACTTTAATTTGCACATCGCCTGATTATAGAGCTGGCCTTAAGTTAATGAGTTATTATCATGGTGGAATTGCGGCTTGGGTTGCAAACAATAATGGAACTAGTGAATATCTTCTAGGTGGAGGCGGCACGCCAACTGGTTGGAATATGCTAGCCTGTACACGATCGACCGATGGTATACTTAAACTATATTTAAACGGCTCGCAAGTTGCCAGTGTAAATACCGGATTTTATGGCGGAACCTACTTAGGATCTGAGCCAATGATAGGAGGCGAATACCACTCTAAATATCTTGGAGAAATTCCAATGGCTTTGGCATATAATCGAGTCCTAGCTCAACCTGAGATATTAGAAATTTATAACAGAACCCGAATCAGATATGAAAATAGAGGATGCTACCTCTGTTAAAATAATTTAAGATATGCCAAGTCGTAAAGGATATAATGGACAAATTTCAACTGGATTAATATTTGCGTTTGATGTTGCAGATTTTTTTAATAGTTATAAGGGCGAGCCTGCTGTAAATACTATACCCTCTCCTCAAGTAAACAGTTATCCAACTTTTGGTAACGGTTGGGCCACCTATAATACAAATAAGTATTGTGGAAATAATGGCTGTGCAGTACATTGGGATATTCCAGCTATATCAAGCGTTTCTGGTAATATTATTACAACGGCTGGTTCCCATGGAATTTATTCGTTTGATGTTATTACTCCTCAAACAACAGGGGGTGGGGTAACAGCTGGCGTTAATTACTTTGCTAAGAAAATTTCAAACACTCAATTTAGCTTACATGAATATAATGGCTCACAAGGCGGGGATCAAGGTTATATTAATCCTGCAACAAGAGGACACAAAGTACATGATTCATTTTGGTTAGATCAGCGGGTTTCAGTAAATTCTAGCGGGTTTCCGACTAAGTGGTGGGGTCCTCCACATCTACCCAACTCAGGATTAGTAAAAGAAATTATAGTTGGAGGATTTGATCTTTATCCTTCTCAAAAAACTGATTGCATGCGATTACATGCACACCGTCCAGAGAGCGCAGACGGTATGTCATATGGACCAGATGCAGTCGTTGTTCCTGGACAGGTTCATACCTATTCATTTTGGACAAGGGCACTAAACAAGCAAACCGCTAATGCATATGGTTCGATGCAAAATTATAATTATGGCAGTGTTAGCCCAACGAGTTGGGGTCACGGTTATACACATGGCCCGCTTGGAGTGTGGACACGACAGTCTTTTCAATTTACCCCAATTAATGAAAATGTAATTTCATATTTTTGGCCAGGCGCACTCGACAAATACGATTTAGCAAATATTCAGGTTGAAAAAAATACTCATCCAACGCCATTTGTTGCAGGAACTAGAAGCTCAACCCAATCTTTGCTTACTGTTGCTGGATCTGCCATACTTGATGTAGCAAACGTTTCATTTGATTCAGCGGGTGCCCTTACCTTTGACGGAACAAATGACTATATACCACTATCAACAAATTTACAATCTGGCTTTACTCGAGCCACCTATGAATTTATTTGTAAGCCGACTTCTTTACCAAGTTCTTATAATCAGCTTTATATTCAAGAAGCAAGTACTTGGATTGCTCTATACAATTATGGAGGTCAAACTTTTTTTGGAATAGACTTACACAATGGATCAAATTGGTTTGATGGAAACGGCGGCCATACTACTGGAGCCAGAACAACCTCTACCATTACAGCAAATAGATATTACCATGTAGCATATAGTTGGAATGGCTCAACCGTTAGCGTTTACCTAAATGGAAACCTAGAAGCATCAGTTTCAACTGGTTCAGTTAATACACTATCTTCTGGTACAACCCATCGTGGTATAGGTTCCAGATACTCAGGTGGTGGGCATAATTGGGCAGGTTTAATCGATGTTGTTAAATTTTATAATAGAGCCCTAACTGCGGCTGAGGTATCTCAAAACTTTAAAGCATACAAAAAAAGATTTAATTTATAATGCAAACCCCATTTGAAAACAGAAGATGGTTAATAATTCCATCTGCCCTAGTCGAATCTATCAATTTCGATCAGGTTTTAGAATTTAATCAAGAGTCCCTACGATATTCACTAGATGGAACCAAAACATTTATTAAATATGAAATTCAAGTAGTCGAAGAAGATATTGTCACAACAATGTTAAATCCTGAATCTATGGAAGAATCGACTTTTACGACCATAGCCGGAACCTATGGCAGGCCTTCGGTTTGGAGTGACTCTTATCCAGAATTAACTCATTCGGAAATCCTTGCTCTTCTTGCAACTGAGGAGTGGTCTTCTCCAATTGAAGCTAATTGGCCTCAATAATTTTTTAAGCCAAATAAATATCTTATATGGCTTTACACTTCTCACCTAAAATTATTACAACCGGCTTAGTATTGGCGCTAGATGCAGCTGATACTAACTCATATCCGGGCAGCGGCTCTACTTGGTATGATTTAGCTGGCGGCAACCATCATGGTACCTTGTATAATGGAATTAGTTATACAACAATCAACGGTGTTAAAGCATTAACCCTAGACGGCACTAACGATTGGATTGGAAACTCTACATTAACTGGAGGACTTTCTAGCTTTACCTTAGAGCTAATGTTTTATCATAATGGATTAGATCAAGGCGGATCATATGGAATTATATCAATGGGAACTAATGGAAATTACGGCCCTATGTTTTATTGTCATACAAGCTGCATGGGCTCTCACTACTTTCCCGGTAGTCCAAGCGGAGATTATCCAGGCGGCATGGGAAGTTGGGTTAATAATACTTGGAACATTTTTACTTGGGTATTTACCGATACCGTACCTAATAGTAGCATAGGAAGTTTAAATACCTATGTAAATGGAATTCGGGTAGATGGAACCTCTAATTTTAATTTTCACAATGGCGGTATGGGTAGGGGTAGTAATGGTTACGGGTTAGGCACTTATGCGAATGGCGGAGCTCCATATAAAGGATCTTTCTCTCAATTTAGAGTGTACAACCGAGCTCTATCAGCGCAAGAAGTCCTTCAAAACTTTAACGTACAGAAAACAAGATACGGATTATAATATGGCAATACAATACGGATTTGGTGCATCAGTTTCAAGCGGGTTAATTTTTGCATACGACACAATAGATACAGTTAACTCTTACTTAGGGGAGCCTACTACCAATCACATTTATCATCAAAATGCCAGATTAGATGGGTCATACGAATCATATATGCCAGAATCTGGCACAGGTAATATAGCAGCCAATCATCCAGGCGCAATTCGAGTTTTTAATACAAACGGCGGAGATATTTCATATTACCTAAACACTGGTATCAATACTGCAAACTCAGGAGTTGAGTGGTATAATACTAGACATGCTTATTGGATATTTGATACTATTATACAGCGGCCTGTCGTGAGAATGTATAATGAAACGGGCGTTTGGCAAGCTAAATATTTTGGGACAGGCTTAGCGTCACTAAATAGTATAGGAATTATTGCTGGAACACTTTACACAATATCTTGGTTACAGTACGTTGAGAATCTAGACAGAGCCGCTCATGTTGGGATCTATTCTTATAGTCCCACTCGTGGTTATAATGATTTCCATGATGGCTTACAAAATGGATATAATACAGAGGTTAATACTTGGCAAAGGGTATCTATCACATTTATGGCCAAGGACTATGGTCAGTTAGGTAGTGGACCAACCATGTATTTTTATGGACATGCAGTTGGCGCTGGCGAATTAAGAATAGCAGACGTTCAATTAGAAGTAAAACCACATGCTACTCAATATAGCTCAGCCTATACTCGGTCTGCAACACAGGGTCTTTTACCTTTGGCAGGAAATTCAACAATTAATATATCAACTGTTTCTTTTGATGCAAATGCACAAATAATATTTGATGGTACAAACGACTATGGTCAAACTGGAGTATTTTTACCAAATATTACAGATAAAACGTATGAAGCTGTTACTAGAGTATATGATATAAATCATCAAGCCGGAGGAGTCATTGGAATAATGGGAGAAAGTGGAGAGCCATTTGATACAATTGTATACAATGAAACTGGCCAAGGCTGGGGGTTTGGGTCAACTGGATTTGAAAGAACTGCTTGGTCGGGGGTAAAGGAAACTACTACAGGGTTTGTGCACCTAGTTGCAACATATTCTAATTACAGTTATAAGCTATATAGAAATGGCCAATTAATATTGACCACTACCGCATACCCAATCCTTAATTATAATTTTAATTCAGTTATTATATTTGGAAAGAGGCATGGGGCTACAACTGGTCCATATAATGGAGAAATCCCAGTTGCTAAAATTTACAATCGAGTCCTGTCGCAAGCTGAAGTTACTCAAAACTTTAAGAAGTACCAAACCCGTTTTGGACTAGCTTAGTACTAGATAAATAATAAAAAATATTGTTCACAATGTTAAAAGTAAAAATCGAATCGATTATCGGATTTGGCAAAACTGCAGAATTTGCTACTATTCACTTAATGCACTATGACTTAGCATCAGGCGGATCTTCTGCCACTGTTAATTTGTATGAAACAGATCCTATGCCAGGATCACCAGCTACCCCAGCTGTTCAAATTATGACTAAGCACATTAACTGCACGTCAGAAGATACCTCTACTTGGGGTACTGATGATATGGTATTTGTTGATATTGTATTGGCTAAAGCCGGTCTAGTTAGAGATACTGAATGGGTTCAACCCGCACCAGCAGCGGCACCTGAGCCAGTTACACCTCCAGCTGAACCAGAATTACCGTAATCTGATTTTTTAATCTTTAAAAGGGGAAAATTTTTTATTCCCCTTTTTTTATGAAATAAAACCTGATACTAAAACTATAGTATAAGAAACAAAAAAGTAACAACTTCATGAAGAACTTAACAGTAAAACTTTTTGAAATCTACTCTCTACAAAGCGAACTTAGCGGCTTGATCAACCAGCAAACTGGAGAGAAGATAAAAACCGGTATCCTAGACGAAGAAATTGGTCTTGTGGCTAAATACTGGATTAATCAATTAAATGACATTGTGTTAGCCGAGGTAAAAACCTTAGATGCACAACGTGAGGAACTGATCAAAAAATACGGCACAGCTGACGACCAAGGTGGAGTTTCTCTACAAATGGTTATCAAGGAAATGGACAAAGACGGTAAAGAGGTTTCTAAAATGAATCCTAAATTTGCTGAATTTAACACCGAATTCAATGGCTTATTAAGTCAAGAAAAGGAATTGTCGTATCATCCAATTAAATTGGAAACACTTAATGATGTAAAAAGTAGTAATAACTACCCTACATTCTTTAAGTTTGTAGAAGCATAATTGCCAACCCTACTACTACTGAGAAAAGGCTGTACGCAAGTGCAGCCTTTTTTGGTTAGCCTAAATAAATAATCTATATGATACTAAGCGCAAGACAAAACGGATTCCTAATTAGTTTCCCAGATACTTTCTTCTCAAAGCAGATAAGTAAGAAATACGAGAAATATTATAATAGCCTCATTATGCCGTATGAGACTATTGAAGATTTCATGGCATCGACTATTCAGTCAGTTACATTTAATGGCTTTACTGTGCCAATGGTAAGTCAAGTAAGACCTCTTGGTAAAATGCAAGAGTTTCATAGTGCAAAGCCAATTGCTGAAATGTTTGAACGTAAATTTACAATCAAATTTAAGTTAAGTGATGCTTACCTAAATTATTTTATCTTTTTAGATAATGCGCTTAACTATTTAGATCAAGGTAATTTAGAACCAACTAACTTACGCAGGTCTCTAAATGGTGTTGGTAAACCATTTGTGCAAGATCCTCAGGGTATTACAATGGATCCAATCCGATTAACTCTCCTAAATAATGAAGGTTATGCAGTTTCGTCGATTGTATTTAATCACCCAATTCTATCGGGCATGACTAATATTTCACTGTCATATAATGAAAATGCGCCAAAATTTAATACGTTTGAAGTATCATTCCAATTCTATAACTTCGATATTGCCCTAGATTTTGGTGAGGGTCTTAACTATATTGGTTAAACGTAAGAATCTAGCATAACACTAGTTGGCAAAGGTAATCCTTCTTCTTTTAATTTCTCAGTGTAGGCCACTATAATCTCCTGTTTATTTGGATAGAGCGGAGACTTTATAAAAAGATCAAAAGTTTTCTTAAAGGTATTCCATTCGCTAAATGGTAGAGGCTGACCAAAAATTGCTTTAGCCATATCTTCTGCTGACTCAGCTATTAATTGACGATCCATAATTTTATAGTTAACCTTTTTCATCTCTTTAACAATCTTATAGAGACCGTCTGGTCTTAACATATAGCCTGTAAATTTAGAAGGGCTAGCTGGATCGCCTTCAATATCTTCCTTTCGCGAATCTAATACAGTAAACAGGAAATAGACACGGTGTTTAGTTGTATCTGGATCCTCTTCAATATTTTTATAGAAAATATCAGTTGCCTCTTTATTTGCAGTTTGAGGTCTTACGAAAATATCAATTTGCACTGGCTCATGACCAGTTGGCGTAAAATTAGTTGACACAATATTAAAACCATAAAATGCTTTTGCATCAATTCCTTGAGCTTTGCATAGTTCTACAATTTTAGGAAGTTCCAAATCTGTGTATACCAGGCAATCAATATCGCCTGAAATAGGTTTCTGTTTCCAGCTACCAATCGGTTCACCAGGCTGGCTTCCAAGTATTCCCTGGACTACCTTATCGTTAAACTCTGCAACGATTCTTTGGATATCTTCGCGCTTAACTGAAACTGTTTCAGGAAAGGCATTACCTCCTTCATTAAGGACAAATTTTCGGTATTCTAATAGGTATTTCATCATTCTGTGCCGTCTATCCAAGTTTTACCATCTAATTGACCAGAATCATTATCAACAGTCTTCATTAAGATTTGGTCGATAACATTTCCTCTATACATTTCCGTAGTTTTATCAAAGCTTGGAAAGTAGGTCTCAATTTCAATTTGAAATGTGATAGTTATTTTATTATTGTCAGTGTAAGAAAATTTGTAGGCTTTATCATTTGTTGCCTGATCTGGAAAAACAAATAGAGCAGGGATCCTGATTCCTCTATATTGAAAATACATTACTCGATTACTATAGAAAAGATCAAATAGTTTTTCAGTTGCCTTAAATGTTTTATTAAGATTATCTACAATAATCTTTGCATCAAAGTTTACTTTAAGTGGCAGGGAATAGAGTCTTGCTGAATAGGCTTTACTTTTCTTTGCATCATTTTCATCAAATTCATCGCGCTGAAAGGTTCCTCTAACATACTTATTAACAAGATCTGAAGATTTTACATTAAATGAACTTAAGGTAATAATTCCTCTTGGAATAGGATCATAGTTACCTTCTGCCATTTGTGAAATTTTACAGGTAGAAGGAATTCCTATAAAGAAATCTTGCATAAAGCCTTCGTCGGTTCCTTGATTAAAGTAAAAAGGAATTGTATGAATTTCTGGGCGATCGTCACGCCATAATTCAATCTCCAACTGTCTATTTAATAGATCCAGTAGGGAGATTGTAAGATTACGTAGGAATATATCCTGAGTATTTGTATTCTTCATATGGTTATTTATTCACCTAGAAAAATACTACAGTGGTGGAGCTGACGGGAGTCGAACCCGTGTCCAATCCGGCTACTTCAATGAATTCATTTACAGGCTTAGTCCATTTTTCTAAACGGACAAAATATAAAGTTTGATGTATGTAGGAACCAAACTTTCAAACAACCCGGTCTCGAAGTTATTTAGTAGAGCTCCGACCTGTTACTCCAACTCTTTCGCCCCCTGTATAGATCGTCCACGATCAGATGCTCAAGGTCAGCCTTGACTATTAAGGGAGCCACCTGGATTTGGCTTTCACTTCTTCTTAAAGTCCCATGAGTGATACGGGAGAGATTAGGCAGCTACTGCTAAATCTGCACCTACGAAAGACATTGCGTCTTCGAAAGTCCAAGTTGACTTATTGTCAGTTATTGTTTGTATAGGTTATTAAAGAGTTTCCAATACTAACTCCGCCTGCATTCAAAGAACTACGACCGCTTGTCAAACGCCAAAACAGCCCCATATTTCTTAGTATAATACTAAAGAATTATCTATTTAGTCTTGAGCGACGTAAAATCTTTTCCAAAGTTCAATTATCCCTAATAAATAATAAAAAAGAATTCGCCAAGATGGCTGAAACACTTTCACCAACATACAAGCTTTTTAAAGGGCTAAGCACAAATGCTACCGAACTATACAGGGAGTCTGTGCAGTTTCTACAACAGAAATTTAAAACGAGCGGCGACATTTTTACGTTAGCTTCCCCGTTTGGTCAGCTTTTGATAGTTTTACATAACTTAACTGAGCTGATTTTATTCTATATAGAAGACTCGATTACTGAACTTAATATTTATGAGGCAAACCGCCCATCTTCAGTCTATTCACTAGCTTCACTATCTGGACACAATCCCAGCCGAGCTCTATCAGCAGTCGGCACGATTCAGGTTAAGCCAAGTTTAAAAGTAGACTTTACTAAAATTCCAGGCAATAGATTAATTTTTACAAAATACATGAATCTTAATTGTGAAAACAATGGATTAAATTATGTAGTGGAAATGCCAGGAGACGAAGCTCGATTAGATATGAAAGGTACGACTGGCTTAAACTTTACAATTAGACAGGGTAGACTTCAGCAACAAACCTTTGGTAGTACTGGAGAAGCTTTTCAAAGTTTACAGTTAGGATATCCAAATAACTTTTTAATTGACCAGTTCCTAGTTAACGTCTATGTTAATGGAGAGCGCTGGGAAAATTACCAATCAATGCTAGATATTCCAAGAAATGGTAACTGTTATGTTTGCAAAACTGGTATTACTAATGGTCTTGATATCTATTTTGGAAATGGTTCATTTGGAAAAATTCCACCAACTGGAGCTGAAATTATTGTTGAATATTTAATAACAGAAGGTGCAGTTGGTAATATTGTTACAGATGCCTTATCTGAATTAATTTTTACATTTACTGATACTGCACTAAACACAATAGGTGAAGAGGTAACTCTTACTGATATGGTAACAGTAAGCTGTGTAAATTCGCCAAATTTTGGAACAGATCCAGAGTCACTAGCTTTAACTAGACTGCTTGCGCCAAAGGCAAGTAAAAACTTTGCACTGGTTAATGTTGATAATTATGAAGTCCTAATGAGAAAACTACAAATGTTTTCTTCGGTTAGGGTTACGCTAGATCCTGATGACAATCGGGTAATTAATATATTCTTAGTACCAGATATTACTAAAATATTTGCACGTGGAGTTGACTACTTTAACCTAATCGAGGATCGATTTAAGTTAACTGCATTCCAAAAAACAGAATTATTAAAATATATTAAAAAATCTGGAACCGAACTTATATCAACCACAGTTAGACTACTAGATCCAATTCCAAAGAAATATGCTTTAAATATTAGCTTGGTTACATTTGCGGATTACGATAAAGATTCAATTAAAGGTCAAATCGTTGAACAAATAGGATCCTATTTTGTTAATAACACGCGTAAAGATCGTATTCCAAAAAGTGATTTAATTAAACTAGTAGAGGGAATTAGCGGAGTCGATTCAGTTAGTATTCAAATTATCGGTGAAGCTAATGAGGCATCTGCAATTAACAATCCAAATATGGTAAATGCGCCACTGGATGGACTAGATTCATTTAATGATATTATTATTAAGCCAAATGAGTTTGCAATTATTAGAGGCGGTTTTAGGGATAAAACTGGCAACGTTTATGAATCTGGAATGTCAGATGATAAACTTTGTGCAATTAACATCTTCTTTAGAGATGAAACAAGATTAAACTAACTATGCATAGAGATTCAATTTTTAGAAAATCCATTGAGAGAAAAGAAAATCGCCTATATTTAGGGTTTTCATATAAAGATAAGATTATTGAAAAAACAGTATCTCCATATATGCTTGGAGTGTCTGCCTTTATGGATAGATTTTTATTAAAACTAGATGCAATAGTTTTTAACAATATTGAAGCGGTCAAAAAAATAAAAATATTTGCTAACCCAGCCCTGGATAAGAACACGACAAAACTAAACTAAAAGTCCAGTGATCAGCAAAGAGAAGAAAACACAAATAAAAAACGAACTCGAAAGCTTTTTGAGCTCATATTCTGGAGATACTTCAGAAAATGATATAGTCGACGATCGTTTTAACGAACTTGAACAAAATCCACCAATTGATTTTGAAGAAATGAGTTCAGGCTTCAAGACTAAAGCTCTTGAGATCACAGATTCCCTATTTAAATTTTATGTAGACTTAGGTTTAATTACTCAACATGATTACCTAAAACAAAAGAAAGACCTCGATAATATGAATATCGAGACTATGTTCTTTCAGCATAAAACTATTAAGATGGCAATTGAAAGAATTATGGAAGAAATAAACCAGGGTGCAGCACATCCGCGTTTATTTGAAGTAATGTCTCAATTACAGGATCGTCTTACTATGGTTACTAAAACTCAAGCCAACTATATGCTTTTCCTAGAGGATACGTACAGGAAAATGCGTAGCGAAGTTGATTCAAGAGGAGACCAAGCAGGTCTTCCAGCCTCTTCAGTAAATGCAATTAAAGCTGGCGAATATTATGTCACAGCTGGAACCAAGAATATTATGAAAGAAATTCAAGGAGAAAGGAGTGATCAAGAGTTTGATAATAGGTTAACTAATCCAAACGAAAAAAATTCGCTAATGACTGAGCGCGGATTGGAACATTTAATTCAACGTGATGAAGATGATGAAGATCTAAACTCAACCATTTTTGAAATTATTTAAGTATGAAAGACTTTATAGCATCGGGCGGTCGAACCAGCGTACAACTATCTAAACTAGATGACACTGAAAATAGTTCAGTTTGGACTACTAAAAAGATTGATCAGTTACTAGCTGATTTTGAAAATGGTTTAATTGATATTAAAACTATCAAAAACTCGCCATTTAAAGACAATGATCCCGCTTGGAAAAAACCAAACTTAGTATTTGAATATTCTCCAGAAGAACTCGAAGAGATAAAAAAGTGTAAATCTGACGTTGTCTACTTTGCAAATAAGTATGCTCAGGTTTTAACTGAATATGGTGTTGAACAAATTATCTTACGTGATTACCAAGAGGAAATTATTAGAGGATTTGGCGCAAGTCGATTTAATATCTTAATGGCAAGCCGCCAAATTGGTAAAACTGTAATGTCTGGCGTGTTTGTTGCATGGTATCTTATTTTCCATACTGATAAAAACGTATTAGCTGTTGCCAATATTGCGTCAACCACCAAAGAGGTTGTTGATAAAATCAAATCTATTTTTGAAAATCTGCCATTTTTCCTAAAACCCGGCTGTATTTCAAATAACGTTATGTCGATGAAGTTCGATAATGGCTGTAGATTAATTGGACGTACCACCACTAAAAATACAGGTATTGGTTTTACCATTCACCTACTATACATTGATGAGTTTGCGCATATTTCGCCAGCTTACCTAGATTTCTTTTATCGAGCAATTTACCCTACTATTTCTGCATCAACTACATCCAAGATTATTATTACATCAACTCCAAATGGAATGAACAGATTCTATGAAATCTATATGGATGCACTAAATGGACTAAATACCTATGCTCCACTTAGAGTTGACTGGTGGCAAGTTCCAGGCAGAGATGATAAATGGAAAGCTGAAACTATTGCAAACATGGGATCAGAAGAAGATTTTAACCAGGAATATGGATTGCAATTCTTTTCTTCAGATAGATTACTATTATCGTCAAAGGATCTTAAGAAAATATTTAGTATTGCAACCAAATACGAAGAACCTCTTAAAATCAATTGGGATCCAGAAGTACTTGCCTTAATGGAAGGTAATTTTACAGTTCACCCTAACCTAAAGGATTGGGACGAACAGGACTTTAGAAATTCTCCAGATCAATATGTATTTTCAGTCGATACTGCAGATGGAACAGGCAAAGACTTTTCAGTTATTAATATTTTTAAAGCAGTAGCCCTTCCAATAAAAACGCTAGAGCCAATTAAAAATCTAATTAAATCTGAATTAGACTGTATTTCTCTTGTACAGGTTGCAACTTGGAGAAGTAATCGACAAACAATTAATGAATATGCTCAAGTATTAGAATATTTAGTTTACAGACTATTTAATTTTGAAAATATTAAAGTCCTAATAGAATTAAACCACAAGGGGGACTTTATTTTGGATAAGATCTCAAGCAACGAACAGTATTGGCCGGGCCAGTTAATCCACTCTAAACATACTGAAGCAACTAAACTACTTAAACCAGGTCTTAAATTAAGTGTTACTAATAAAATTAAATTCTGCGAAAGATTTAAGTATCATGTTAACGTAAATAAGATTTTGCCAAACGAAAGTAAAACCGTAATGGAACTTGGTTCATTTGGTAGATCAACCAATGGTACATACCGAAGCCAAAGCGGTAATGACGACTTAGCAATGACTTGCGTCAACTCGGCGGCGTTTTTTGACTCTCCAAGCTTTTTAGAGTTAGGTACAGAGGTTTGGGATAGAACTAGTGAAGAATATAAAAAGGCCGTAACTGAAACAATTTTAAATTCAATTCAGGGAGACGGCTCATCCAAGATTACATCAGATTTAGTAGGTTATCTAAACGATACGCCACAAATGAAAAAACCAGGACAAAGACAAGTGTTCGATGCAAATTACTTAGATTCATATAAGCAGACTTTGTCTGGATTTTATGGAGATCAAAAAAACTAGTGGAGAATGATTAATTTTGACTTAACTCGAGATAGAGATGTTATTTTTAGAAGAACTGTCTCAGCAATTCAACTAGCAATAGAGAAGAATACTGATGTTGCTGAATTGCCAAATGTTAAAGTTGCCGAATCCGAAATTGATGCATTTGTGTTAAGAGATGGATGGGAAGATGCAATTGAAAAAGCAAAAAAACACTTCGAAGAACTCGAAGATTACGAAATGTGTCATACTTGTATGTCACTAATTGAGCAAATTAAAAATAACATTAACTAATGCAAAGATCCACAAAAAGAAGAGGTACTGCTGCACAGTCGATTCCAGACTTGCTAAAACAGGTTTCATTAAAGCCTTCACAAAAAGACTATCTTGATACTATTCTAAATAATGATATAACTTTATGTTATGGACCAGCTGGAACAAGTAAAACGTTTGTAGCATGTTATGCTTCTATGAAATTACACACAGAAGACAAAATACAGAAAATAATTTTATCCAAACCAATTCAGGAATCTGGAGAAAAGCTTGGATTTTTGCCAGGAGATATTAAAGAGAAAATCGATCCATTTATGGAAAGTTATCGAACTAACTTTGAAAAAATTATTGGCTGGGATAACTTAGTTAAATTAGAAGGTGATGGTCTTATTGAATTTAGACCAATGGCATATATGCGAGGAGCAACATTTGACAATTGTCTAATGGTATTAGATGAAGCACAAAATGCAGATTTTAGACAGTTGATGCTGTTTATTACCAGAATGGGAAAAAATTCAAAGGTATTAATTTGCGGAGATGTAAGTCAATATGACATATCAAGAGACAAAGTGGCACTTCCTAAATTTATTGAAATGATGAATGGTATTAAAGGAATGGGAATTCACACATTTGGAGACTCAGATATCGTTCGTAATAAAATTTTAATAGAAATTACAGAAAGATATGAGAAATGGAAGACCACAAATAAAATTAATTGGTAAATTAACCTAGTACACAATAACACTATCTAGAAAAACACTTTTATGGCAATAAACAAAAAGCTAACGGGTTACGAAGATTTAAACCGTCGACTTAACGATGAAATGCAACAGTTAGCTGAGGCAATTTTAGCAAAAACTTTCTCCGAAAGGGACCGGAACCGATTGGTTCGTATTATGGAACCGAAACTTAAATACTTTATTTGGAAGTTCTTTAAAGATAAGGACGAAACTGAAGAGGCTCTACACAATACGTTCTTTAAGATATTTAAGTCGCTTGATAGTTACAATCCAAAATACAGATTTACTACTTGGATCTATACTATTGCGCGAAATGAATCACTATTACATTTGCATAAACTTAAGCAGCACACGACTACTGATATTGATTTAATTGGAAATTCTCTGTTTTTAGTTGATGATAGTCGAGATAATTTAGAAAAGGAGTATTCTTTGGAAAACTTATACACTGCAACTATGCTTGCAATTGAAGAAATGCCAGAGTCTTTGGAAAAATCTATCCTAATTGATAAGGAACTAAATAAAATGAAAGGCGCTGATATCGCAAACAAATACGATATGAACCTTAATACAGTTAAAACTAAAATACGAAAAGCTCGTAAAATACTAAAAGACTCGGTTTTGGAAACTAATCCGGAACTAGTCGAAAAAATAAAGGATCTTTTTTAATGAAATACGTAAATCCAATAGTCTTTATTAAGAAACTAGTTGCGCTAATCAAAGAATTAGCCCTATTTAGAAAATATCTTGGGATAATTACCGAATTAGAAGCAGCCGGCGACCTTCAAAAGCTTAACTTAAGACGAACTAGCTTTGGTCGACTATACTATGTTAAAAATCTTCAACCTGAGGTCTTATTGAATACGGATGATTTGCTTGGATTTGAAATAAACCAGGTTAAAGAATCGCTTGCCGATTATAATGACCCAATTACAAAATTGGGAATTATCGATTTTGTTAAAACCGGCTTTAGGAGAATTAAAACGCCAGAGGTCTATGCATATTTAATATGGATGGATTTTGAGTTTAAGGAAATTAATCTTGAAAGATTTTTTTATGTAATAGCGTATCCGCTAATTGCCGCATTTATAATTATGCAGTTTGTACTGCCAGCAGGTAGTCTAGTGGATTGGGCATATGTTTGGAACATGTTAAATGCCAAATAAATAACAGTATCAAATAATATTAAATTATGAACAAAGTAGAACAATTTTTACAGAAACACGGATTAAAGGTAGTAATATTCTTATTAATTTTAACCTATATGAAATCTTGCGGTGTAGATCGCGAGGTTGTTAAAATAAAGAAACAATTAACAACTCTAGATTCGATAGCAACAAAAAAGGACCTTGAAATAGAGGGTCTTAAAGCAGAAAAACGAATGATTCAAGCAACCGATCGTAAAATGCTAGATGTTCAGCGTCAATCTGAAATTGATGTTGAATTAAAAAAACTTGGAGCACAATAATGAAATCTAGAGCAGCCCATTACTTTATAATTGGTTCTTTTGTTACTCTATATCTCCTAGTATCAATTATTTCAACAATCCACGTAGTAGACTTTTTTAAATTGTCTAATCCAACGTGGCTAGCCATTTCTCTAGCAATTGGATTTGAAGTCGGAGCAGCAGCTTCCTTAGCATCTATTATTGTTTTAGATAAAATGAATAAGGGTATTGTTTGGGGACTTTTTATACTTTTAACTGCTATGCAGGCAATGGGAAATACCTATTATGCATTTTCACACCTAGAAAATTTTACAGGTTGGGTTGAACTGTTTGGCCTTCAAGAAGAGGACCTAATTTATCAAAAGCGTATCCTTGCGATTATTTCAGGCGCAGTTTTACCAATTGTCGCGTTAGGTTTTATTAAATCTCTGGTTGACTATATTAAACCAGAAGAGCCTAAGGCTGAACCAGAAATTTTGGCAGAAGAACCTAAAATATCAGATTTACCTGAATCTGTCATTCCTCAAGTTAGTGATGATTTTCAAATTGGAAACAGCGGTGCATACGAACACACAGATGAACCTAAAATAGAATCACCGAAACCAATTAAAACGCCTAAGGTTAAAAAGGAGACTCAGCCAGAATCAGTGAAATCTACTGGACCAATTGAAGTTGACTTAACTAAACCTAGGCATATTGATTTACTGGAAATTCCAGATAGAGATACCCGAAGACTCTCCGCAGATGAAAGACTCTCTAGAGGAATTACCCAATAATTTGGAGGTAAATAATAAAAAGAACGACTGCTAATGTCTTACGTTAAATTTAAAGGTGATCCGAGCTATAAGCGAGTTAACGCTGGCATGGCTAGGTTATGCGATCCAGTGCCTGTCAAAAAGTCACTTAGACTTATTGATAACTGCTTTTCAATAGTAGACAAAAATGTTAGCCAAGTTGATTTATGTGATTTCGGCAAATTAGCTTATCCAACCGATTCATATGCTAAACAAGAGTTGGAAATTTGTCAAGGCGAAACAGCAACAATATTTACAAATAGTTTATTTGGAGGAACAACCTCAACCGCTGCTACTACACTTAATAGTGCAGCAGTAACCCTAGCCGCAGCCAATCCACTAATTAAAGTTGGTACTAAAGTTTCAGGAAGCGGTATTTTAGCAGGAACAACGGTTTTAGCAATTGCTGGAACAGCCTTAACTTTATCTGCACAGGCGACTGCAACCGCAGCTGCTTCTGTATTAACTTTTACTGAAGTATTAAATCTAAATAAAGCTTATGTAAAGGGTATTATTGTATATGTAAACTATCCTACCCTTGATGAAGATGGCGCAGAAATTTCTCCAGATCAATACCACTTAACCTGTGGAATATCTTCAGTTCTTGCAAATGGCGGAACAAGCGCATCTAACTTTAGTGTTGGACCTGCCTATATGTACTTTGCACCAGAAGATACGGCGGATCCTACTAAAATTTTAAATAGCTTAACGCTGGCTAACCCAAGCTCAGCATTTAGTGTTAATGTTAGTGTTTTATTAATTAAAACAAAAACTGACGCTGACCCAAATAATTGTGATTGTTAATGAGACCAGTAATGTCATTTGGACAAAAGAATAGCTTTATAAGCAGTATTCCATTTCAAGGCCGTGGTGACTATGGCTTTTCTGCATCAACCTCGTCATTTAGTCCTGGAATTACAATTAAGCTTTTACCACTAGCGGACTTATCGATTCCACAGGAAGTTGAAACTTCTGAATTTGATGCACTTGTACAGGAACTCAATGATCAATTTAGACCAGGTAAAAGACTAAGCGGAGTTGAAGTAAATTCTCAACACCAAAAAGGCGGTTCAGCTAAAGTATTTGGTCGTTTCATGGGATTTGAACTAGACAGAAAACACCAGGTAATTAGAGCTTTTATTAGAGACTCTCAATCTAATAAAAAGGTTGAAGTATACGCATCTTCCCTTATGACAGTTAACGAAGGTTCATCTAGTCATACAAAAACCTTTATTCAGTTTTTAATACAAGACTAGAAAAGGTCTGTATTAATACAATGCAAGAAATCGATCCAAATGCGGCTCAAGAATATCTAGACCAACTAGATAAAAAGTCAGGCGTAAATACTGGCAAAGCTGCAACTAAAGAAAAATCTAAAACAAAGGCGAAACTTTCTCAACCTAACGAACTTGGGTTAAAGAATATTCCACTTGAAAATCTTCCAAGTAAAGGCAAATTTTACGTAGACGGTTTTAGTCTAGCTATTAAATCAGCAACTGTTGCTGAAATTAGACACTGGTCAACCATCGATGAAACTGATATGTTATCAATCGATGATCAATTAAACTATATCTTAGAACGCTGTTCTGAGGTTAGAATAGATGATGAAATTGTTTCATGGAAAGAAATCTTAGAAATTGACAGATTCTTTATTATCTTCAAAATACAAGAATTAACTTTTCCAAATGGTGAAAACCACCTGCCACACCGATTTGAGTGTAACTGTAGCGAGACTAAATATTCTGAAAGGCTTCCAATTGAAAGTTCAATGCTTAGAATATTTGATTTTCCAGATGAATTAACACAGTTTTATTCAAGCGAAGATAGAGCCTATTCAGTTAAATCTGAAAAAATGAATGCAGAATTTAATATCTATATGCCAACTCTAGGTACTATGAATAGACTTAGAGAAATCATAATTGAATTAACTGCGACTGGCCAAGAAATAGACAAAGCCTTTATAAAGATTGTACCTTATCTAGTTGGAAATTGGGAATCTTTAGATATTTCAGCATATTCTGCTCTAAATCATGAAAGTTTAACCTGGAATATTCCGAAATTTACCTTTATTTCAAAATTTGCGGATGAAATACAAAAGGCCAAAAGACAGTTGCTTAAAGCAGACTGCCCTCTGTGTGGATCTAAAATAGACTCACGAATTTTTTTGGACTCCAGCTTCACTGTTAAAGATCTTTTCCTTATTTCAACTGGATTTAGTGAACTTGTTTGAAACTAACAAGTTCTTAGCCGTGAAGCTGAATCAATCGCTAGATGTATTGTACAGCCTACCATTTTATGAATATTCAATCTACTTAACTATCACAAATAAACAGATTTCTGATAACAATGCTCGAATTGAATCTGAGCTAGACGCTGGTCTTCCAAATTTACCAGGAAAGTTGGCGTAATCAATTTTCGAAAAAATTTCAATAAATAACAAAAAGAAGTATAGATGGAACTTTTTATTGATCTTGCTAAGATTGCCGAGGGTCAGCCAGAACCTATTCTGCCTGGGATAAATTTAAATCTATCTGGACTCGTTAATTTTAACAAGCCAGAAGAGTCTCCTAATGTTGCACAAGGTCAGTTAAAAACTGAAACCGAGCTAACTATACCTAATTTTAATCCGCTAGAGTATTTTGCTCAAATCCAAGCTGAATTTGCTAAAATTAAATCGGCACAGGAGTCAGTTTCTATTAAAGATGATGTTAAAACCTTTCAGGCAGTTCAGCAAAATTCAAATGCTGCGCTTGATCCACTTGCATCCTATTTTGAGCAAAGATTTAATAAAATCGAAACTATTACTAGTGATAAAGAAGAGATTCGACAATTAATTCAGGGACAATCCGATAACAGATTTTCTGATATTCAATCTATTATAACTAATCAACTTACCCAAACAGCTGAACTTGAAAAAGAAAGTTCAATAAGTTCAATCTCAAATACAATAGGCGCACTGGTTACAGAGTTAACTGAAAAACCTAAACTGACTCAGCCTGAAAATATTGCTGCAGTTGCATCAACTAACTTAATAAATTCACAAGAGACTAGATTTGACCAAACTTCACAGAATGTTTCAAATCTATCTGAAACTATTTCTAACTTTGCAACAAATATACTTAACGGCGGGGTAGGCGGAGCCACCTCAGCCCCAGGCGAAGTTAGTAAAAATATGACATTTAGCGAACCAAATAAAAGTACGCTTCAAATTACAAAGGATATTGTTAAACCCGATTTTGGAGCTGCCTCGTTATCTGCACTTAAGCAAATGGCAGAAAATACCCAAACTTTAACTAATTCATCAAATTTTGTAACAAGCGAAAATTCTCAGTATAATACTAATACAGTTAATCAAGGCCAAGCTCAACCTAATATGGAAATGCCAACAGCCGGCGGCGGAAATACTGTGGTTATGCCAGGCGGACAGTCGGATAATTCAGCAGTATATCTTATGCAAATGCTAAACTTAATGAAGTCTGGCCAACTTAGAGTTAAATTATAATAATATGGAAATACCAACAAATATCAAAATTGAAGCAAAGGGTATCGTCCTTGAATATTCTCAAATATTTGAAGAATTAGAAAGGCTTGAAATGATGGCTTCTAACCTAGAATTACAAAAAGATTTATTATTGAGCAGACTAGAGTCGCTAAGAGATCGCGAACACATGCTAATAGATAATATAGGAATAGTCGATAAAAAAATTACGTTAAACGAACTTTTATCGTAAGTCCATAAAAATTAGTATAGAGCAAAAATGCAATCTAGATTTATTAAGTTAACGGAATATTGTTTGCTAGAGTATCAATACGAGTCTCTATCACCATCTAATCCAATCATAATAACTTCACCATTTTATACATTAAAGAATGGTGATAACGAAATATTCATGTATAATCCAGATTCTGCACTATATGAAACTGGAAACATTAAAGACTTAACTGTCATTCCTCAGGCAACTAATGGAGGCCGCTTTGTATATCTTGATTCAGAAAACAGTCCAAACTATACTGAATACGATACAACATTAACCGAAACTGTTGTTCCAGGTGGATCAATTATAGCAGATAGAGTTAGATTTTATATTGCAACCGGCTTTCAATTCACAGAGTTTACCAATATGGTCCTATCAATTAGACAGGACATGAACAATGGTAATTCACTGATTTTAGCAAATATTTTATTAAATGCAACAACCCTCGGCGATGTTCTTCTCTACACTACACGGCCGCTTATTATTGGAAATACCCTATATGATCGATATATTGATATAATTGTCCCATCTATAAAAAATATGGATGAGGCTTTCTATACTTCGCCAAACCAGGCAAATACGTTTGCTTACCAAATTACAAATGGTATAGGTTTAGTTAAAGATAATCCAATTACTGTAAATTTATTTGAGTGTGCATTTGGGCCAGACCTAGCGACTCAAGATGAAATTTATACTACAATTGATATTACACAAGCGTATAATGCACAAATTTCACAAGGAAACGACTTTGATCTGGTTGGAGCAAAGGTTAGAGAAGCTATAGACGGCGACTATTTAGAATTTTTTGCAACTTGGGATCAGGGTTTTCCAGAAGAGTTTATCGGAATTCTTGAAAAAAGAACTGGTCAAGACTGGATAATTTTTCACCAATTAACTATCTTTGAACAAATTGGATCCTCTTTTATTAAAAGCGGTGATGCAACGTTTTTTCAAGAAACTAACTTTGATGAGCCTTTAATATTTAGACCAATTCTTAAGAATGCAAATGAAGCTGTGACAATGGTCGTAGACTATTCAGTTAGACTTGTAAATAGAGTAACTAACGAACAAATTATCAGAACAGCATCCCTAACTGTAGTTAATCCAAACAAATACGGAAAATCTCTACTTAAATTGGATCTTGCAGATAAACCAAATTCATATAAAATATCAAATGTGATTGTTAAAAAATTAACAGATTCAGTTCAAGTGTTTAATGATCCATCAATGGTTAAACCTGCTGCAATTCAACAACCGGCTGTCGCCGCAGTTCAACCTACTGTAATAACAAACACAGTTACTCAATATGTGCCAGTTTTCTATGTTAGAAATTCAATTGCAATATCTCAAAAAAATCACCTAGTAAGATCTGGCAAAGTATCAAATCTTTCATACGGTCAAGGTTTACTATCAATTGCAGTAACGCCGTTCGATAACACATTTATGTTTCAGGTAAAAACTGAATCGACTACTAATCAAGGCGCGGTTAGATTAAACAATATGGATTTAACTCAATTTAGTAGATTTGAACTAGTATTTGGCTCAGCTGCATCGAAGGTAACGGTTGCCAATGTTACTGACCCTGCTCAAGCAAATATTGATCTTGGTGAAATATTATTTAAGGTAGATTCTGCAATCACGGCTAAAATTCAAAACCTAGATGATGCTAAATTCTATATAGTTACCGTAGGTAAAGACGGCAGCCGTTCTGCCCTATATACTGGAAAGTGGTATAAATCAGATGAGATTTCAACAGCAGACACAGAAAATGCTCAGCAACTAAGTAAAGCCAGAGCTGAATCAGATTTGACAGATACTGTAGAATCGCTAAAGGTTAGAATAACTGAGCTTGAGTCAGAAAATGCCAAACTTAAAACATCTTCGGTTAAAGACATAGTATCGCAGCCAGCTGGTAATGTTGAAGATATTCCAAGAACAAATACTAATCCTATTAGACAATCTTCACCAGTACGATATCCAAGAAAACCACGGTTTGACAGCGGTGAACAGTATGGGTCAAGTGAACTTCTTCAATAGTTTTAATTTGGTGTATTCGTATTAAACTACACAGATAAATAATAAAAAATAGATCGTCGAATAATGAACGACTTAACAAAAAACTTAATCAAAGAATTAAAAACAGCTACCGCTGTATCTGAGAGCAGAATGCTACAGATGTTCGTCGCTGGCATTGAAGCCAACGTTACTGCTTCTGGCGACATCGAGCAGGCACTAGCCGATCTAGCTGAAGTTAGTGAAAAATTACAAAATAGTGAGCTTGATGCAATCGTTAAGAAATTTAACGAATTGTCAAACACACCGGCCAAAAAGTTAAAAATGATTGAAAATGGTGCAGCAATTCTTCCTAAGATTGCTCAAATCAAAGAATCTGCCGCATACGCTGATCCTATCCTTAAGACTATTATTTCTGGTATTGAGAAATATGCTTCTGTAAATTCAGAGCCAATTGTAATAGAATCAGTTATTGCAAAACTTTCTCCGTTTTCATTTGATTCAACCGTTAAAGCTGTAGTTGCAGACTTAACTAAATATGTTGCCGAAAATAGAGCAACTCTTGCAATCTTTAATACTATTGCAGATTTAAAGAAAGCTCCAAATGCATACTATGCTAAAGTTTCTGAAAAATTAGAAACCGCTATACTTGAAGGTAGAACTTCAGTTGATGCCTTAACTATGATTCTTGCTGAAGCTACTGCACAGCCAGTTATTAAAAACCTATTAAATAGACTTGCTCAATTTGAATCTTCTCAAAATGGAGGATTTAGTTTAGGTTCAGGTAACGGTTCTACTAAAATTAACCCAGTAATTGGAATTTATACTAAAACTGCTAAGGGAGTTAGAGTGTTAATTGAAAACCATATTATTGATATGAATGATGAAGAAGAAGCTGAAATGGTTCCATTCGCATCAATTCCTCAAGAAGATGAATTTGCTCAAACTGCAAAGGCTTACACAGAATTAGGTTTTAAACCAACTGAACATGGAGTTGAAGCTAAAGGTAAAGCAAATACTATTGCATTTAAAGTTTCTCCAGAAGGCGAAGTTTCATTTGAAATCAATGGTAATATCGCAGAAGACTTAAATAGCTCAGAAATTTATAAAACTCTAGTTGTTGAAACAATTGCGTTTAAGCAAAATGTTGCAAAGATTTTAGAAAATGCAAATATGGTTGCTCAATTTGAATTCGTTCAAAGATTTGTTACTGAAGGTGCACAAAGCTATGCAATCAATACTGAAAAATCTGGTATCTTTGTTTTAGACAGACAAGGTCTTAGAAAATACGATACGCTAGGTTTCCACAAATATGTTGCTGAAACTTTTAACTATGACGTAAGCGATCTTTTTGCAATCCAACTTTCTGAAAGACAAGAATTTATTAAAAGTGTTAATGAAAGAAAATTAGTAATTAAATCTGATATTGCTAAATTAGAAGAGTCTATTGAACAATTAGATTCAGTAATTGCTGAAGCTGACGAAGAAACTCAAGATCAACTTGAAACTCTTAAGCATACAATTAACTCAAGTATAGTAGGTCTTAAAGACGAATATCTTACACTAGATGATAGTTTAGAGACTGACCCAATTATTGGAGAAGCTGGTACAGCATTTTCGATTGGTGATAAAGTAATGCATGAAGGCGAACCAGTTGAAATCTCTGGAGTAGACACTGCGTCTAAAGAATATCAACTAAGTAATGGTAAAACTGCTCCAGAAAAGGAGATTACGCCAGAAGTTGAAACTATGTAATTTTTAGAATACCTAAATATTTTTTTAAAGCCTGAGGTAACTCGGGCTTTTTTATTAGTATAATATTCTAAACATACTTAAAGTAGTAACATGGCAAAACAGAAAACAGCAGATGTATTGATTAGTTTAGAAGAAGCTAGAGAACGCGGACTCTTAATCCATACTAAAAAAGACACACCCTATTTCAATTACAGTTTATTCGTAAGATCAGAAGATGAAGTTAAATACAATATTAATCAAAACATCAGTAAAACTGCTACAGGCGGGGAATACTTTAGTCCACTATTTAGAACCGATTGGAATACTAATGGTCATCAATTTCAACTAGAAAATTTAGATCAGGAAGACGTTTGGTTAGATGCAGGCGGGCATATCGGCATTTTTGCAACTAGACTCTTAACACAGTTTCCTCGTATCAAGAAGGTTTTGTCATATGAGCCTTTCCATAATAATATTGAGTTTGCTGAACTTAATCTTGGAGAAAATGGCGTAGCTGATCGATGCGAAATGATTGAAGCTGCACTTGTATCAGATGATGATACAAAAAATGTAGATTTCTTTTTAGCATGGGATTCAGGCAAACACTCACTGCTTCCAGTTAGAGGCCGTACTCAAGTAACAGTTCCAGCTAAAAACTTTAAAGATGCTCTTAAAGAGGCAACTTGCCTAAAAATGGATGTTGAAGGCTTAGAATATGACTTGATTAAATCTGTAGAGGATTGGTCAAATATCAGAATCGCAATTATTGAATACCACTTCCACTATCGTAACTTATCTAAAGGCCGAGTTGAAAAATTTAATGAAATCTTAGATATTTTTAAAGCCAACTTTGATGACATTTATGTATGTCCAAATGTTGAAAACACTAAAACCTGGATTACTCACTTTGCTGCAGTAAAGAGAGGCTAATCTAAATTAACTTTTTATTAAAGCCGAGTAATACTCGGCTTTTTTTGTAATCTTATGATGAAACTATTGTATAATAAAGATATGAACACGCCAGCTGCACTATATGCATATTTTGGATATCTTGGAGATTTTTCAACTGATATACCAGGACATACTTTTTACCAAATTGGTTTAATAGATCAATTGTGTAATCATCACCATATTGATAAGGTAGATTTTTATTCATACTTATCACACGATCAAGTTGGCGCAACTCAAAAGTCTCCAATTTGGCCAACCAGCCCAGTTACTCCAGTATTTGAAAAGTTTACTAAAGAAAGAATCAGGTCCTATAATTTAGGATTTGCTAAAGTTGCTGAAAATATTGAAAAGGGCAGATACGATAAAATTTTCCTAAAAGCCAGATTTAGAAATCTTTCAACCTTAACTAAACAGTTAACTGATGCGCGACAGTTTGAACTTCTTATTAAAGCAGCAATTCAAACTGGTCAAGCCAATAAAGTTGTAATATTAGATACAGATCTTTCACTTGATCCAGAATTTGTTGATTTTTGTAAATCTCAAGGAATAACATTTGAAATTCCATCAATAGACTATCCAAATGTATCAAAGGATTTTATTAAAGCCTGTGAAAAGGTATGGTTAGACGAAACTGACAGATTTGAAAGAAATGACAAAGTATTTTATTATGGAAATATTTCATTTGGTAATTATAAAGTAGGTCATGCTAAAAATCCAATTGTGGTTGATGCAATAAAGACGTCTGCTGATTTTAAATCATTCACTGGTAAAAAATACGATGTTGCAATTGCTGGTAAACTTGATCCGGCCCTAACTAGTGATTTTCAAGAAAAGAATATTAAATTAATAAAGAGAACTGACCGATCTGATATTTGGAATGAATATGCAGGTTCAGCAATAAGTCTAAATATCTCAAAGGATCTATATCTAGAGCGAGGATTTTATCCAGCCAGGGTATACGAAAGCCTTATTTTTGGTGCAATACCGGTATCTTATATGGACTATCGTATCCATGAAGCTCTTGGATTTACAGATTTACATAAGTTAGAAGAAATTTTAGCATTTTTTAAAGATTCTAGCCCCTCTGACCGAGCTGCCATCTATTCTAAATGTATTTCAAACCTGTTTCCGTGTAGATAAATAAAGAAAAATGGCCCTACTACTAAATGGCATCAAAATATATTTTAAGTAGAGATCAATTTGTAATTAACGAATCTGATAACTCTAATCCACTATTTGACTTCTTAAATGAAGTTGGTCCAGACCTAATGCAAATGCTGGACACAATTAAACCAGTCTTGCCTGAATCAGTATCAGATGAATTTATTGAAAATTCGCAAAGATACGATGCTGCTCTTAGCCAGTCTGGATTTTCTGAAAATTCTAAATTAGAGCATATTTTATATGCAATGGGAACGACTGGTGTTACCCTATTTACAGAATCTAATTTTAACCTTGATTCAGTAATTGAACATTACTATTCAGTTAACGAGGACTTTTTTGATACTCTTAGATCAATTTGGAACGCCCTAACCGAAAATGGTTCGCCGCTAGGTATCGTACACTTATTATTAGATATTATTGGATTTATTCCAGCTTCATATTTTGGCTTTCCTATTGATATTGTTGCAGATGGACTAAACGCGGTAATTTACTTACTAGAAGGTCAATACGGATCAGCATTAATTAGTGTAATTGCAGCAGCTCTACCGGGAATTGGTGATGCAGCCAAAGCATTAAAATTAGCAAAAGGCTTTAAGAAAATAAACAATTTAGCTGAAGTTGCATTTAAAACAGGTAAAGCTGACGCAGGCATTGTTAAGGCTCTTGCCAAAGAAGATCCTACAACACTTGCTAAATTCTTACAGATATTTTCTGGAGCAAAGCCAGTTATTACATTTTTTATAAACCTTGCAAAAGGAGTAGGTCGAGGCATTGAAGCACTATTGAGATCATGGCCAGTAAGTATGTTATTCGGCGGGCTTGGTAAAAAGCTTGGAAAATGGCTAGACACGGCAGTTACGCCAATTACCAAAAATCTAGATTCTGCAATTGATGATATGGCAGCTCTTACAACTAAGGGTTCAGATGATATTACAGCTGCAATCAAGAGTGGAGATGCCAGTAAAGTAGCAGATACTGGAAGTGATATTGTTACTAAGATCGGAGCAGATGTAGTTAATGATGCTGGAGTAGTAACTAAAATGTCTGAATTAACTGCAGCAAAAGCCGCAGGTAATATGGCAGAAGTTAAACGTATTGAAGGAATTCTTCAAACTCGTATTGAAAAGGGATTACCTGGAGCAGGGCGCTTTGTTAAAGGCGGCAGACTAATTGACGTTATAAATTCAAATCTTAAAATTAGTGATGATCTTCTTAAAACAGGAGGAAAGGATCTAGACAAATTCTTAGAAAAAGGTTGGGATGAATATATTTCTGTATGGAAAGAAATTAAAAAAGTTGACGGTGTTCCTCTTACAGCAAGCGACCTTAGCCAAATTGAAAAGCTTAAATCTGCTTGGATGGAGGGTCGTAAAGCTGAGGCGCTATTTGCTGGAATGAAACGTATTAGCGATTTACCAGCCGATGATTTAATTAGATTAACTGGCAATGCAGCTGAAATATCAACTAAAAAAGGTGCAAACTTTAGTGCTAGATTGGTTGCAGAGATTTCAGATGATCCAGCCAAATTAAGTAAATTTTTTAATGGAATTTTGTCTAACCCCGCGGCGCTAGCCAAATTAGAAGAAGCTGGCCCAGGTGTAGTTGGAATGTATAGACTTTTTGCAAAAAATCCAGAGGTATATGCTGATATTGCAAAAGCTGGATCTAGTGCAATTAAAAGGTTTGACGATTTAGCAAAAGTTGGAGGAACCTGGTCACAAGCTCTTAGAAAAAGTAGAGTTATGCGAAATAAACTAATTATTGCTAAAAACGTAATTGGTGCTCCGCTTAGATGTCCAATTGCAGAGTTAGGTCAAGGCGATATGGGAGGTATTGAGGCATTGGGTACGTTAGGTTTAAAAAAGGAATCTACTAAATTTATCCTAAGTCGATCTCAGTTTTTGTTAGAGGCAGAAGATGCTACACCTACTACGGCAGCAGATGAAATATCACAAGAATTAGAAAAAGCAAAAAGAGGTAATGCAATAGTAGGTCCTCTTAGCTATGTTGATATTTGTCAAAGTCACGTAAATAAAGCAATAGACGAACTTGCGCTAGCCGCAACCGTTCCATCTAAGGATAGTGCACTAGTTAAAAACGGCCCAAAACAAGATTTTGTTGCAGCTGGAGTTAGTAGTGAAGCTACTATTGCTAATCAAGAAGCAGTCGATGCTACCCTAAAACAAATGGGAATATCTTCTCCAATTTCAGATGCAGGTATGATGACCGAATTACCAGCCGATGCCACTATTCAAGAAGTAATTTCAGAAAGAGTCGGAACCGACTGGCAACACGGCGGACTATGGTATATGTTAGCTGCGGTAATGACACAGGACATGGAATATGAATCAATTAAATCTAAACTTAAGAGTGCCCTTAAAGAGTATGAAAATAATTATAAACGTACAGCCGGCAATGTAGCAACAACTGGCTCAATTAGTTTTTATCCATCTCCTGGAGAAGCACAATTAATCAAATCTGAATTTGAAAAACTGGATGCCGATCCATCGTATAGACCAAATTTCTTTGGAGGTTCGGTGACTGCTAGCGACTTACTTAAAATGTTTTAATATAATGAAAACCATAAAAAACATAACTGCTCTATTTGAGCAAACTGCTACTGAAACTGAAACTAAGTTTAAGCTGCTTGCGCAGCCTATCACTTTACCAGCTGGCGAAGGTAGCATTAGAATAAAATGGCAATACCAATTTAGCTGGCCAGCTAAAAATCCATTATTGGGAGATGTTAAGGAGTTAATTAATACAATTAATAATGCTAAGGACGGTGATGCTCAGCAGGTCCTAACTGCAATTAAAGGATCTGACCCAACGCATGAAGTAGGTATTATTAGAGCTAATGTATCAACTCAAAAAAATAGAATAATTGGAAAAGATCTAGGAGAATTTACAGGATGGATCTATCTTTTTTATCCTGATACAATTAATACTCAAGCTATTCCAGCAAATCAAAAAATAGCCTCTGGTATTGATAACAGAATGACTTATTTAATGGGTGCAGATGGTTCATTTCAAAAGTATTTTAAGGAGCCAGGCACAGGTAAGCCGGCCGACGATAAGAAAATCGCAGCTGATACAAAACCTGCGACTGTATTTACGGCAGCGTCATTCTTAGATGGAGACGGTCCAGCATACAAATGGTATTATAATGATATTGGTCTGTACTCAACTTACATAAAGAAAGTCACTAAGAAGATTGGAAAGGCACGGGTTGCAGTTACAACAAGCGGTGATATTGTTCCAATATTTTGGAAATTTATTTCTAAACTACCAGATGGAATGGCTAAAGCTGAGCCAGGCGCTGCTGGGCAGAACCTAATTTATTCGGAACCACTTCAGGCCGCTTTAATAAATCTGTTTGCCAAAGCTGCCAAATTCGACCAGTCAAATTTTTCTAAAGTCAACGTTAATGAATTAACACAAGATCTTTACTCTAAAATGGCGCATGCCGTAGTGGTATTAGGATTAAACGCTGGAAAAATTAAGTTAAATTCACTAGAATTTATGAAAGATCCAGAAAGTGCGGAATATTATGCTCCATTCATAATCTCGGATTTAGCAGCCGGCGCAATTGTTGATCCAACTGCTGCTACAGCCTCAGCAGCCGCCACTGCTGGATTTGATGGAACTAATATAACAACTGAAGATCAAGTGTTAAAGATTTTTGCAGGAGTAGTTGTATCTGACAAGACAACTTGGGGAACCCCAGATGTTTCTACAATAGATAAAGTTAAAACTTACTTTAAAACCAATATGAATAAAAATAGTGCAGGGTCGTATGAAAATATGTTTGCCGCTATTAAAAAATTCTCAGGATTTAAACACGGTCAAACGTATAGTGAATCAAAAGGATTTAAAGATTTTGAATCTGTAGTAAAGGGAACAGCTGCTGGAAAATTTGATGATGGTTTGCTTACAATTATTAAATCTGCCATAACAGCCTCTCCAATTAAATAAATAATTAAAATAAATTAAAAAATGAAAAATATTAAAAGATTTTCAGACTTTTTAGTCGAACAAACAGGAAGATTTGGACAAGCTTCTTCCGCAAGCTCATCTGGTCAAAAAAGCAGTACCGTGGCTTCAAAAAAGGCAGAGCCCGCAAATAATACGCCAGCAGGTCCTACTGCAGAGGCTATTGCCAAAGAAAAAGAGGCTTTAACCGCTAAGCTAGACGCAGGTTTTAAGAAACTACAAGATTGGTTAATCGCTATGTTTGTTGAAGCAAATCCATTTTGGAATAAATTCAAAAGCACGTGGAACGATAATGAAAAAACGGCTTGGGCCGCACTAGAACAGCAATGGGAATTGGACTGCAAACCTACATTGGATGATCTTACTACGACTCTTGCACAATTAACCAAGGATGTTGCAGCAAATGGTAAATATGCAAGTGATGCTACAATGGTATCTCTTTCAAAGAAAATGAATTTAAATTTAACTGAAGTTTCTGGATGGATGACTGGCAGAGCTGATGATAGTCTTTTCGATACTTTTGAAGGAGCTAACGACTCAGACACCTTTTCATGGACGCTTAACTTTTCAACTGGGCCAGTTTCAAAGTCAATTGACACTGATTTTTAATTTATGTTAATAATTGATATAAGAAATTCAGAGTCTTTGGAAAGAGCACTCAAACAATTAAAAAGAAAGGTCATTGACACTAAACAGTTACAAAATTTACGTGATCGTAAAGAATTTGTAAAACCTAGTGTTAAAAGAAGATCTGAAATTAATAAAGCAAAGTACATTCAAAAAAAGAACGATGCAGACAATAAATGATTTTTACATTCACAGATTATTTAGCAGAGAGCGAAAAGCAGCTTGAAATTCGAGCAGCCGGCTTGGCTATTATCTGGGAAGGAAAACTTTTATTAATTCATCCTTCTGATGCAAGTTGGAAGAACCAACCATTTGGCATTCCTAAAGGTGGAATCGAAGATGGTGAAGATCTTTTAACTTGCGCAATTCGTGAGACAAGGGAAGAGACCGGGATTACGGTAGATCCAGAACTAATTGATAAACATGAGAAATATTTTGTATTTTACCGTCGCGGTATTCCTCACAGTCGCTGCGCTTATTTTGACGTACGCATTGAGAGCCTTGA